ATCATCTTCTTCTGCTTGTTGAAATGCTTGGTCTAATTCTTCTTGTTTTCTTTTATTTTCATCATCTTCTTCTGCTTGTTGAAATGCTTGGTCTAATTCTTCTTGTTTTCTTTTATTTTCATCTTCATCTTCTGCTTGTTGAAATGCTTGGTCTAATTCTTCTTGTTTTCTTTTATTTTCATCTTCATCTTCTGCTTGTTGAAATGCTTGGTCTAATTCTTCTTTTTTCCTTTTATTTTCATCATCGGAATTCAATTGTTCTGCTCCTTTTTCATTTTTATCAAATCCATAATCTTCATTGGTTTGCTCAACTGTATTTGGAGTAGTAAATTTTGAACTAAGAATTTCATTCAAATCAATATCGGATTGTTTATTATATACTCCTTCATCAATAGTTATTAGTGGCTCATTGCTATCATATACATCCTCATTAATACTGTATAATGTAATTTTATCATTTTTTTTTTCAAAAGTAACATTTATCATTTCCGTTTCATCCTGGTTAATATCTTCCATACCTATACACTATATCCACATTTTATTATCAAACAAAATCATATTTAAAACCAATTTTATCAATAGGAATAGTAACCATAACAGCATCTCTATCCATTTTAGAAATCCAAAATACATATTCGCCATCTTTGATAGTAAATCCAATACAAAATTCTATCCCTAAATATTGAAAATTAAAATTATCACTAAATTTCATAGGTTCAAAAGTTTCTCTATCTAAAGCAACCAATATATGATAATACCTTCTTGGAACAGTCTCTTCACTAAAATGTACAACTCCCACTAAAAATTCGCCATTATCCATAAACGTAGTTGACCCACGAACTTTATGAAAAAAAGGGCTATGGATTTTGTAACTCTTAACGATTTCTAGTGTATCATTATTATAATTCATTCTACCAATTTCCATTGGAAACCATTTATAAATAAAATATTCTTCATTATTCTTTACTAAAGGTATCCAATTTTTCTCACAAACTGTATTGTACGGGGGAAACGCCACTAAACAATTATTGTATTCACACATTATTGGGTCATATTCCCCTATTATCATTCTATTATATCCAGTTGGTGAGTAATTTATATTTGTCGCAATAAATTTGATATTATCTCCAATACTATACAATCGTATATCTTCTAGACCATAAAAATAACAATTATTGGATGGTAATCTCACTGTTATCTCTTGCATTTCACTGAAAAAAAACGGAATAAAATCGTCTTTCAAATAAGAAACAAAATTCTTTGTAACAATAATATCTTTCGGGTGTTTAATTGAACAATGCCCGTTGTCTGAATACCAATAATTTACATATCGTGTGTTCAATATATGTTTGCTATTATGACATAAATAACTTGCTGATGTTGGTTCAAAATTATCTACTTTTGGATATAAATATTCTTTCTTTTTTAAATCATCATTTAACGAAATGCTACAAAAATTTGCTGGTATTTTTAAAATACTATCATTATGGTCACCATAGTACCAAGTAGGAAACCATAACGTATTTACTTCCAACCATGCCCAGAAATTCACTTCCCATACTAATTTTTTATTATATTTTATAAAATCTACAAAATATTCTCTATATAATTCATTCAAATTGCCTACTGATTTCGCATCACCTAATAAAAATCCTCCACAAAATCTCCAATATACGCTATTCATAATACTGTTATCTGTCTCTATCATTCCTTTTTTATCCCAACAACCAGGTATAACTAAAAATTCTGGGCATAAAGGGCGTTTAGATAGTATTTTCAAATATTCCAATGTTTCTTCTTTTTCCTTGAAAATATACGAAATGCTGAAATCTATCCAAGCAAAATGTGTAGAATTCCAATAGTTATTATCTATTGCTTTTTTCAAAAATTCGGCTTTAGAATTTATTATTATCATAAATTCTTTATTATCTTTCAATTCATTCCTTGTATTTGGTAAAGTGTATTCTAATCCTTCACACCATTGATAAGCCCAACAATCATTTATATTGAAAAATTCAATATATAGGTTCTCATATTTTTTCAAGTTTTTTATTTCTTCTTCATAGATATTCATATCTAAATCTAAAAATAAATGTATATTTATTCCTGTTTCAGCAATATCACGAAACTTGTTTATTCGCCATTCTATTGTTTTATCTTCAAATTGTTTTTCTTTATAGATATCAGTAAATGATGTTACAAAAGTAATATTTGTAGTGCTATTATTCATTTTATTGAAATGTTCTTAACTATAATATTGTTATAAATCTATATTTTTTTAATAAAATATATATTTTTTCGTTACAAAAAATATAAAAATATGTATTATTATAATAAAAATGAGCGAAACATTTGATACAAATAAAGTATGCATTATAATAGCTTCTCATATTTCAAATACTAAGAGAATAGGACATTTGATAGACTGTTTATCATCTTTATTGAAACAAACCATTGTTGTTCCAATTTATTTAACTATTTCTTTTGATAATAAAGAGTTACAAAGTCAATATGCCTTATTATTTTCAGAAATAACATTTTTACATAATATCAAATTACATACTATTATTAGAACATCAAAAACTCCGCAAATGCGACATATGGATTTACTATTGCCTTTAATCGAAAAAAAACATAATTGGGTTATGTTCTGTGACGACGATGATACTTATGAACCACAACGTGTTCAAATATTTATAAATACTATTATAAAAGGGTTGAATGATATTCAAGAAATACCCAATAAACAATTTGTAGGAATTTATGAAAGTATTGATGGAAAACCACATACTGAAAAAAGGCAAGAATATTGGTGTTATTGTGTAAATATTGATTTATTAATACGATTTATGGAAACATTAAAGCCTTTTCCTGATGTAATTGATAATAAGTGTTGCGATGTATTATTCGGTGAATATTTGAGACGTTTAAGTGCTAATTTATTATTTGCGATAATAGACCTTAAATTATATAATTATCGTATTGATGATAATAGTGATAGTATCACTGGTGAGATTAAACAAACAAGTAATATTGTAAGAAAACCAATGAATGTTACCGCAGAAAATATGGAAGAATGTGCGAAAGATTTGGATAAATATTTAGATAACAATATTGAAATTTATTTACATGATACCTATTTGAGAACAATTGTAGGAATGGATTTTGATAATATTTTGAAACATGAGTTTATGATTGAATATAATGTTTTAAATATGGTAAAAAGGAAACATATGCAAAAGATTTTTGATTTTCATAATAGATTACGTGAAATCACAAATTTAGTATTTGATATCAAACTATGATTTTTTTGTTATGACTACTTCTCTGAGAACATTTTTCAATATTTTATCCATAAATTTTTCTTCTTCTTCGTCATTACGACTACCTAAAGCAGCAAGCGATAACTTTATAAATTCATCATTTTCTTTTGTATTCACTTTTACACATTCAGGATGCTTTGCTTGCCATTTTGGAAATTGGTTCAAATTCAATTGTGCTACTTTTTTGACTACTTTCTTGAATTTATTTTTTTCTTGGTTCTCTTTTATCCAAACATTATCGTCTTTGATATAAAGTGTTTCTCTTTTGAAATCAGTACAGTGCATGGGTCGTTTTTCAACTTCCATGTCTTTCATTTCATTTATTATTATGCGGGATATTCCCTCTACATATCCTAATTTACCGGTAGCCTCAAAATCTTCTACTTTTAACTCTAATGAATTTACAAAATCGGTTATATTGATAGCGTCTTTACACGTTTCATTCAAAAAAAATTGTAAATTGAATTGTTGATTTGTATTATTCAATGTATTATTATTATTTATAACTGACGGTGTCTGTGCCATCGTTAGTAATTTATTCTGTAATTCTTTGTTTTGCTCTATGAGAATATTCTGTAATTCCTTACTTTGTTTGAAAAATTCCATAAACATTTCACTAGTTATTGTATTTGATGGTGCTTTTTCCGAAATAACATCAATTGTTTTACAGTTATATTTATTTTTATGTTTCCACAAACTATTGTAGCTATTGAATTGTTTGTTACAACCATCACAATAATGTTTTGGCGAGTTTTTTATCGTCTCATTTTGGTCATTATTGATTTTATGCTTCATTGTCAATAAATGTTTGTTATAATCATTTTGTTTAGACGTATTATAATTACATTTTTCACAAATAAAATTAAGAGAGATATTTTTGCGACAATTTGTTGATAAAGTCGCATTTTTATCTCTATTTTGATGTTTCAGTGTCAATAAATGTTTATTATAATCAGAAAGTTTGCTAGTAACATAATAACAATATTCACAAATAAAATTTTCTTTATTTTTTTCGTTTTTTATATTGACATTCATATAAAATTAGTCAATATAAAAATCTCCTAAATACTCGCTAAATATTTTTTTATAAAAAATTATGCTAACAAATATTGAATTATCTTATTTGGATTTAAAGCGTTTCCGAGTAAAATGGGTTTTTTGTAAAAAACTCTATTCAGGTTTTGAAAATTGGACATTTTTAAAATGTCCATTTTCAAAAAGCTCGCCTATTTTTTTGTCGGATTTTTATAAAAATTATTTGAGAAGTTTGGGTTGTTTATCCAAAACCACTTCTTTTAGTACATTTTTCATTATTTTGCTCATAAATTTTTCTTCTTCTTCGTCATCACGACTACCTAAAGCAGCAAGTGATAACTTTATAAATTCATCGTTTTCTTTCGTATTCACTTTTACGCAATCAGGATACTTTGCTTGCCATTTTGGAAATTGGTTTAAATTCAATTGTGCTATTTTTTTCACTACTTTCTTAAATTTGTTTTTATCATTGTCCTCTTTGGTCCATACATTATGGTCTTTGATATAAAGAGTTTCCCTTTTGAAATCAGTACAATGCATGGGTCGCTTTTCAACTTCCATATCTCTCATTTCATTTATTATTATTCGTGATATTCCTTCTACATATCCTAATTTTCCTGTAGCTTCAAAATCTTCTACTTTCAATTCTAATGAATTTACAAAATCGGTGATATTTATAGCATCTTTACATGTTTCATTTAAGAAAAGGCTTAGATTGAATTGTTGATTCGTATTGTTTAGAGTATTATTATTGTTTATTATAGATGGCGTTTGTACCATAGTTACTAATTTGTTCTGTAATTCTTTGTTTTGCTCTATGAGAACATTTTGTAATTCTTTACTTTGTTTGAAAAATTCCATAAACATTTCACTTGTTATTGTGTTTGAAGATTCTTTCAATTTATAAGAACATTTTTGCTGATGTTTCCATAAACCACTCGTTGATAAAAATGAGTTATTACAATTAATACATAAATGCTGTTGAGTTTCGTTTATTCCTTGACTTTTCAATATATGTTTTTTACTTTTTTCATGCTTGACAAAATCACTTTTATGTGTTGTATTATAATTACAACATTGACAATGGTGTGCGGATTTTTTTTGGGAATTATTATTTCCTTCTATTTCCATCAATCTGGAACGATGTTTCAGTGTAGAATTATGTTTCAATAAATCTTTGTAATATAATGTATTATAATCACAAATTTCACAATTAAATTTTTCGCGGATTTTTTTTGGGAATTTTGGGAACTTCTCCATAAAATATGGAAATAAATTTTTCTCTAAATTTCTCCTCAATTTTTAAAATGAAAAAAATTATGCTAACAAATATTGAATTATTTTATTTGGTTTTAAAGCGTTTCCGAGTAAAATGAACTTTTTAGCAAAAAATCCATTCAGGTTTTTGAAATTGGACATTTTAAAAATGTCCATTTTTCAAAACCCAACTACTACTTTTTGTCAGACTTTTTACATGAGACTGAAAAATAGAATTTTTGTAAAGACTATATTATTCACCCCAACAATAATAATAAAAAAATTGAATTACTTTTTCTTTTTATTTTCAATTTCAATTAAACAAAAATGAACGAATTTAAGAATTCCCGTATTTTAGTATTTGATGTAGAAACTACCGGTTTATTACCAAAAACTGATGCTAGTGGTAATGTACCAACATTAGGACAATATCCGTATGTTGTACAATTTAGTTTTCTAGTTTATAATAAAACATTAAAAAAAATAGAAAAAACATACGATTATTATATTGATATACCATCAAATATTATAATCCCCGAAAAAATAACCGAATTAACAGGTATCAATCGCGAAATTTGTGATAAAAAAGGGGTTTCATTTGTATATGCTATTGAAAAATTCTATAATGAATATATTAATTGTTGTTGTATTGTAGCACATAATTATGAATTTGATAAAACAATGATTAAAGTGGAATTACAAAGAAACAAAGATAAAATAAACGAAGTCGCACCTTATTGTTTAAATACTTTTAGTTTGTTGTATGAAGAAATAAATAAAATTCGTAATTATTGTACTATGCGTGCTGGAACAAATATTTGTAATATTGCTGTAAATAATGAAACTGGTAAAACATATAACAAATGGCCAAAATTATCAGAATTATATTTTCATTTATTCAAAGAAATACCTGAAGGCTTTCATAATTCAATGGTTGATATATTAGCTTGTTTAAGATGCTATTTGAAAATACATATAAATTATGAAATTACCAAGGAAGAATTCCAACGTTTATTAGAAAAAATAGAAAAAAAATAAAAATACAAAAAATACAAAACTAAAAATGTGAGCACAAATGCTCATATTTTTTTATTATTATAATAATTTAGAATAAAATGAATATATTTTGTATAATAAAATGGATATTTGCTCACAGCCCACTCAAAATGATTTTGCGATTGCTGAAAAAGTGAATAATTTTATGATGAATGATGTAAATAAAATTACCCGTAGCGGTCGTAGTTACGGTGGTAAATTCAAAACAAAAAATAAAACTAGAAAATATAAAGGTGGTGGAACAACGCATTGTCATATGATCTGTGCTGCTATTATATTTTGTATTATGGGTGGAACTGCCGCAGGTGTTTATTATTTTTATGGTGCCGTAGCCGGAGTATTAGAACAAGCCGCAGGAAAAGGAGCATTATGTAGTTCTGGTGCGTGGGGTTTCGGACAAAATCAGCTAAGGGGAATGTTTGGACAACCTAGTTGTAAAGAAGCAGCAGACAATTATTATAATAATCTCAATACTATATATGGTACAATATCTGGCGCAATTGGAACTATTACCGCAGCAACGTTGTATAGTCAATATGGTAATTTGTATAATTCTGTTGTAAAAATAACTGGTTGTACAACAGCAGAAATCGTACCCGCAACTGGTACAAATTCAACTTGTAATGCAACTAGCGGGGGAAATCCGCCATTAAAAAATATGCCATCAACTATGAATAATGAAATGAAAACTATAATCCAACCTACAAAAGAGTCAATGGATATTTATAAAAATTTAAAAGAAGCATTAACAGAAAAAGGAGGAAAAAGACGGAGAACAAAAAGAAAAATATATAAATAATGTATATATGGATTATTTAAAATTAAGTAATCCCGATAATCGTGATATAATAAATGAATTTATCAAATTGATGAATAACGATGAAGATTTAGCAATAGAATATATTCATAATTTACCAAGTATATTATTAACAAAACAAATTCAAAGAGTAAAATACAAATATTATTTGATATTTAATGCTATATTGAATGGAAAAGATAAATTCGTCCTCGATATGTTAGAAAAAAAATTTATTGATCCAAAAATCAAGGAAAAAGAACGAGATGAAAATATGTTCTTTTTTTCATTAACACATAGACGTTATGAACTTGCGAACGCATTATTTGATAGTGGGTTGTTTAATCCGATTGAAATCAATAAAGAAGGACAAGAACCACTTGATTATATTGAATTTGAAAATGATGTTGAAAATGACCCAAAAAAAGATATAAAAATAGAGCTATTTATAAAAATATTGTATTATTATATTGAAAAAGACATTATTAATGATTCATTCCAAACAGCAGTACAATATATTTGCGATAAACAAGGGTTGATAGAAGAAATAAAGGATAATTTGAATAACAAAAAAACATTAAAAATAAATATAAAAAAATTCAAAGAAGTTATAAATTTGAATAAACCAGAATTATTTTGTTCTGAACCAGTAAATACTGAAGCAAGTAATTTTGTAAATGTTTCGGGTATCTCAAATAGAAATTTGAAATCAAATAAAAAAACAACGAAAGCCAAAGAAATAAAGGCGAGAAAAACAGTTATAGCAATTCCTGATAATAGTGAAAATTTTGATACAAATTATTACGACACTGATGAAGAAATAGAATTTTTATTACCAAAACCAAGAAGTTACGGTGGAAAAAAAGTACAAAAAAAAAGAAAGACGGTAAAAAAATACAAAAAAAACAAAAGCAATAAAAACTTAAGATGAACACATTTCACATATTTCGTGTTCGTCATTTAAGGTATTCGTATTTTCTTTCTTTTCAGGTTCAATTGTAAATTGTTGAGCGTGATGACGTCCTCTGCGTCTCAAATAATATATTCCTGTTTTTAATCCTTTAGACCAAGAATAAAAGTGCATAGATGTAAGCATTGAATAATTAGGGTCTTCTAACCATAAATTCAAACTTTGACTTTGACAAATAAATGCTCCTCTATCAGCTGCCATATCAATTAAATGTCGCATAGGTATTTCCCATACAGTGCGGTATTTATCTCGTATTTTTTCTGGTATGGTTTCTATATGTTGAATACTACCATGGTTTGCTATGATATTATTCTTTATTTTTTCATTCCACATATCCAATTTTATTAAATCTTTCATCAAATATTTATTTGCTAATATGAATTCACCCGCTAATGTGCGACGATTATAAATATTACTTGTTATTGGCTCAATACATTCATTAAATCCAAGAATTTGCGATGTAGAAGCAGTAGGCATTGGTGCTAATAATAATGAATTACGTAATCCAACTTGTTTAATTTTTGTTTTCAAGCCATCCCAATCATATCTACTTTCTTTTTCATTTGGGTCAACGCCCCATAAATCAAATTGTAATTCACCATTACTTGCTGGGGAATTTTCAAATGTTTCATATGGACCTTGAACCTGTGCTAATTCACAAGAACGTTCTAATGCTGCGTGATAAATTGTTTCAAATATACATTTATTTATATATCTGGCTTTATCACTACAAAATGGTATATTCATCATCATAAATACATCGGCTAATCCTTGAACACCAATACCAATTGGACGATGTTTTAAATTACTGTTTTCAGTTTTTGGTGTTGGATAAAAATTAATATCTATAATACGATTTAAATTAGAAGTTACCACTTTTGATATTTCGTGTAATTTTTCATAATCAAAATATGGTTCAGGAACTGATGTATCAACAAATGTTGGTAAAGCAATACTGGCTAAATTACAAACTGCGGTTTCTTTATCGTCAGAGTACTGTAGAATTTCTGTACATAAATTTGACGATTTTATTGTGCCAATATTTTTTTGATTTGATTTTTTGTTACACGCATCTTTGAATAATAAATAAGGTGTGCCAGTTTCCATTTGTGCGTCTAATACTTGAAACCATAAATCACGTGCTTTCATAGTTTTCCTACCTTTTCCGTTGGCTTCGTATTTTGAATATAATTCATTGAATTCTTCACCATAAACATCTGATAAACCCGGACATTCGTCTGGACACATTAAAGTCCAAACGCCATCAGTTTTAATACGTTCCATAAATAAATCAGGTATCCATAATGCGTAAAATAAATCTCGGGCTTTTAATTCTTCATCACCGTGATTTTTACGCATTTGTAAAAACATTTCAATATCAGCATGCCAAGGTTCTAAATAAATAGCGAAACTACCATTACGCCGTCCGCCACCATTATGAACAATACCATTATGTATTAAATAATTATGTTCTTTTACCATTTGTAAATCATATAAAATTCCATTATATGTTTTTGGTGTTATCTTTTGTACTCGGCTTAATAATAAATTATTATATCTCATAAATTTAAAAAATTGTTTTTCATTGTATTCAATATTCATTAATTCACAAATCTCAGTAGTTTTTGGAATACGTAATGAATAACTAATTTTTTTATTTTCAATTATGCCGTTTTCAGTTTGATGGCTTTCACCAATTCTATCTCTAATATATCCACTAGTTAATACTCCTAATTTCATTGATAAAAACCTTACACATTCAATTAGATTATATGATGTATTATCAAATACTAATTCATCTTTTAAACAACCATCAGTATCTAATAACCCTTTCAAAATATATTTAGATTTTTCTATTGGTAAATTTAACCATTTTGGCAATATGCGTTTTTCTTTATTTTCATCATAAAAATCATTATATCTGAATGGTAAATGAATACATCTATTCCATCTTAATCTTGTTGTATTATTATTTATTTCTATTTTATAATCTACACATCTATCATTAAAATAATTAATCATAAAATCTAAAATGTGCTTTTTATTCGTTGTATGCATAGAAATATAACCACAACTATCTGTTTTATTAGACATTGAACCATCACCAAGAATAACTCCATAAACATAACAATCATCAGCAGAAATATTTGTTACATCTTTTGAGAAATCAGGAATATGATATACAATCATATCATCATTGTCAATATCTTTTGCGTCAATCCATTCAAAATCGCATATTTTTTTATCTAATCTATTTTTTATTACTTTGTAGTTAAGACCTTTTTTCTGTCCACTTAAAACATAAACTGGATGTTCTGGTGTAATTGTTAAATTATTAATAGAGTGCATTGTCTCTATTTCTAATATTTCTCCTTCATAAGGATGCTCAAGTACATTTTGTATTACTTCAGTTTCTCCTTTCAAATTATAAATTTCGGTTTCATTCATAACACAGTGTTGTATTTGTTTAGGTCCTTGTGTTGTATAAATAATTGTTTCAGGAAGAATACATTGATCAACGTACTTAGCTGTATTATTAAATACTTTTAGCATTGGAACAATACCATTAGAAGACCCGTTTGTTCCACGAATATGACTGCCGGAAGCACGAACATTATGTATATGTAAACCAATACCGCCAGCCCATTTGGAAATCAAAGCACAATCTTTTAATGTATTATAAATTCCTTCAATACTATCATTTTCCATAGCAATTAAATAACAAGAAGATAATTGTGGGTGTGGTGTACCAGCGTTGAATAAAGTAGGTGTAGCGTGTGTAAAATACTTTTGAGACATCAATTCATAAGTTTCTTTTACTTTTTCATAGCTATCTCCGTGTATCCCAATTGCTACACGTAACCACATATGTTGTGGTCGTTCTACAGTAATTTTATTAATTTTCATTAAATATGCGCGTTCTAGTGTTTTAAATCCGAAATAATCAATCAAATAATCTCGCGAATAATCACATAATTTATCATATTTTTCACTATTGTTATTAATTAAAAAGTATAAATCACGTGATATCAATGGTGAATGTTTACCATTTTTATCACTATATTCATACAATTGTGACATAACATCACTAAAAGTATTACTAGTATTTTTATGATGATTTGAAACTATAATTCTTCCTGCGAGTGTATTATAATCTGGATGTATAGAGGCCATAGAAGCACATTGTTCCGCGCTTAGTTCATCTATTTTAGTAGTAGAAATACCATTATATAATTGGTCAATTACCTTCATAACAAGGGTTGTATAATTAATTTTTATTCCAACTTCATTACCAATAGTTTTTATTCTTTTTAATATTTTATCAAAAGAAACAATTTCTTTATTACCATCGCGTTTGGTAACATACATTTCTTCTTCTTGTGACAATAATGCTGATTTTATAATTGAAGACATATTATAAATATTATTATAATAACGAAAATAACATTTATATTATTTTTTATTTCATTATTTTTATAAAAAATAATTTAATGACTTGTTCCATCAAAACGGTTTCCTTTTACAAATACTAGTTCATATAAAGTCCATAATTTATTAAAATGTTCTGGAAACATTACATCTTCATTTATTAATTGTACGTTTTGAGGTTTTCCAAATGTAAAATCAACATCTTTATATGCTTGGTGTAAACAGCCAATATTCCAACCATTTTCAATAATTAATCGTGACATTTTTATTTCTTTTTCCATTACCGCTTCAAAAAAACCATTAACATATTTAGTAACTGAAAATAATTCTTTTTCAATTAAAAATTCCAATGTTTCTCTATTCATAGCAAAAATATAAGATTGTAAATGTATATAATTCAAACGCTCTTCTTCAGTAAAATCTTTTTTATAAAAATATTTTAAAATATGTGTTTGTGGGACATTAATAGTTGAACCAAATAATTTTACTTTATCGTTTAATCCTTGTAAATAGACATCAGTCCACTTTCCTTTATAGTAACTAGGCAAATAAGGTCCACTAACAGATGAGTTTACAAAAATAAAATTATCATATTTTTTATACAAATCATCTGTTAAAATTCCTTCTGACCAACCACCGAAATCAAATCCTATATTATCTCGTTTGATTACTTTTACGTAATCAAATTCGGGTAAAAAAACCTTTGTATTATTACAAATAACGAGAAAATCTATATCATCATCTTTGAAAATACAATTATGATAAAACATTTGAACTCTACTATTATATTCATGAAAAACATACGCAACCAGCGTTTTCATTATAATTGTGTATAATTATAATGAAAAACATTTAACTTTTTTTAATTAATAATATATTTACTCACAATAATGAATGAAAAGTATTAGTTTCATTCCCTGATAATTTTACTAAACAAATATGATTAGATAATGGTAAATTTTTGATATGTTTGTCATTATTATTCATTGTTTCTACAACTATTTCGGTTTTTATTTTTTTTTTACTAGCGCGATGTTCATATCCTTCAACCCGTTCTTTTAAAATGACACTCCAAACTTCTTTAATTTTTGGCAATGCGGTTTCAAACCATAATCTATTACGTTTAATCAATACACAAGAGAATTCATCTAAATACCAATATAGGGTATTGAATAAGACATATTCTTCTTTACATAAATCCTTTGTTTCTTTGACCCATTTATCTATTGCGTTTTTATTTTTTTCCAATTCTAATGGCATGTATTTGTAGACAGGTAAATTTATAGAAGAATTAAAATTATTATTTATAGCAGTAGTTCTTTTGATAAAATAAAGAATAACTCCTCTATAATCATGTTGAGAATCTTGGTAAAAATTTTCTTCATTATCATATTCTTTGAATCGTGTTTCAACAAAGTCACATTCATCTAAATCGCATGTTTCCATTTGAATTTGTGTTTGTATCCAATATTCTTGTTTTGGGGTTCCTGTAATTTCTCGATTATAAATATTCTTTATTTCAAGCATACGACCGAATAGTGGTTTATTATTTGGGTCGCAATTGATGCCATCAGGAGAAGCCCCAATGAAGTTATATTTTTCGTGAGGAATACAACCAAATTCATCTATTTTGGTTTTATACATATCTTCATATATCATAATAGTAACAGGCTCATATTTAACACCCCAATGTAACGAACTACTTGTATTTACATTCATATAATCTATTTTATTCTCATCCATTGGTTTACATTTTTCATATACAAAACTATTATATTGGGCTTCTGAACTAAATATTTTCCAAATATTACTTGCGGTTAATAGATTGTTTCTTACGTTATTCCATTCCGCTGACTTTTGTTTTGCTTGCGGAATTTCTTTTAATTTTGTTATTTTATTAATTAAAATTTCAATATTCGGTTCAAAATCATTATCGTTTGCTGAATTAAACATAGAACGCAAAGGAATATCGCAAATGTCAAAATATATTTCAGACAATTGTTGTACTATGTCTTCTATTTCGTCATAATCGTCTTCATCACAAATACCACAATCTAAAAAATAATCATAATACAATAAAGAAATATCTTCCACAAATTTTTTATAAAAATTAGGCGATGATATTGTAAGAATTTCATTTATCATATATTCTTCCATGGTTTCATAAATATCTTCTTCTATATTTGATAAATCGTTGAATGATAATTCTGGGTTATTTAATTGGATTTTTTCAATTGATATTGTGCTATTGGTTTCAGAGCTGGTATCACTGTTTATAAATTCTTCATCCATTTTCTATTATAATAATATAATTTATTTTTATATTATTATATATATCAATTTTTCTGAATAATAATTTTGAATTCAAATTTTATCTAGTTATATTATAATGAAAGAAATAGATAGTGAATATTTGATAAAAGGTAATTACTATTACATACAAGATAACAGTAGTAAATATATAGGAAGTTTTTCTAATATCTTTCATTATAATTATTTTTCTATTGCGGTATTTGATAACGTTTGTGGATTGAATACAATAATTTCTCATAAGGTAACAAAGAGTTTTTTACTAACAGATTATTATTTTCATTATACATATTTCTTTATTCCACAAAAAGAAGAAATTTTATTGACACAAGTATTACGACAAAAAATAAAGGATATTCATTGTGTGTCTTCTATTATAGATGATTTGTATTATCAAAATAAATGAATCTTATATTGAACAGTCATAATCAACCATTTCTTTCACTAAATCATCAAAAGAATAATCTAATTTCCATCCCAATTCGTTTCTTGCTTTTGTGCTATCTCCTAATAATTCATCTACTTCAGCTGGTCTGAAATATTTTTCAGAAATAAAAATCAATTCCCTACCAGTGATTTCATCGTAACCAATTTCATTAATTCCTTCCCCTTTCCATTTTATAGAGAACCCTTTCAAACTAAATGTTTTTTCTACAAATTCTCTAACACTATGATATTCATTAGTAGATAATACATAATCATCAGGTTTATCATTTTGTAGTATTAACCACATACCATAAACATAGTCTTTAGCATGCCCCCAATCACGCAATGAATCAATATTCCCTAATACTAACTTATCTTGTTTTCCTTTGATAATATTACCTAACGCAATTGTTATTTTACGAGTAACAAAATTATGCCCTCTTCTTGGACTTTCGTGATTGAATAATATTCCAGAGCAAGCATACATACCATATGATTCCCGATAATTCTTTGTAATCCAAAATCCGTATAATTTTGCTACTCCATAAGGAGAACGAGGGTAAAAAGGTGTTTTTTCAGTTTGTGGTATTTCAATTACTTTTCCATACAATTCAGATGTAGAAGCTTGATAAAATCTTATTTTTTCGTTTACTATACCACAATTACGTATTGCTTCTAACAATCTTAATGTTCCTAACCCATCTACATTACCAGTGTATTCAGGCATTTCAAATGAAACTTTAACATGGCTCATAGCTGCCAAATTATATACTTCTAAAACTTCTAGGTTTTCCAAATAATGATTTTTGATTTCATTAAAAACATTCATTAAATTTATGCCATCTGTTAAGTCACCATAACGTAGGTTTAATTTATCAAATAAATGGTCAATTCTTGTAGTATTAATAAGAGAACTCCTGCGTATTATTCCCCAAACATCGTATTTTTTCTCCAATAATAATTCGGATAAATAAGAACCATCTTGACCAGTAATTCCAGTTATCAATGCTACTTTTACCATTCTATTATATATTATAATAATTGTTTTTAAATAAATTTATTTGTATTATTTTTTTCATTATTTTGTTTCTTCTATTAAATCATTATTCAATATTGTTCTTTTAGGTGTTAATGACTTCAGCGTTGAAACCCGTTTAGCATCTAATATTTTTAATGTAAAATTTCGGTTAGGTACATTAAAAAACAATGCTGGAATACTAACTATTTCACGTTTTTCTTTATCATAATTAACATCTTTTGTTTTTTGTAATTTATTCTTTTCAAGACAATCAACAAAGAACGATTTCAAAGATTTGATATCTTTCACTGGTAAATTGTTTTCTTTGCCATATTTTTCAGAAAATATATGTAATTTCTGTATTTTTATTGTTTTATCTAATTTATTCCAGGTTTCGCTTTTATTATGTAATTTTTCTTTCTCTAATAAAGAATCAATGATATTATAATTCATAGCATTTGTTTCATTTGAACCAGGAAAAATATTGATAATATTTTTATATTTATTGTTTTTCATATCATTATCTTCATTATTATTTTCATTAGGTGCTTCATTTGAATTATTATTTTGCTTAAACATTTATATTGACAGTTGTCTTTAATATATTATATATAATAAATAATGTTTATCTTGTTTTAATAATATATTAAATTTGTTCAAACATTATTTATTATATATAAGATAGTTATAATGGAAGAAAACCACACTAAAAAATTATTAGTTTCATTTGAAAATAAAACCAAAGAAAAAAAAGAAAAAATAGTGAAAACAGAAAAAGAAAAACAAAAAAGACAAATAACAAATACGCCTCAATGGATATTTAATAAAAATGATTTGGAATATACAAATCAAATAGAATTGATAAAAGAAATACAAGAAAATAAAATAGTAAATAGAGAACCTTGTAATTTTATTGTAAGACAAATTAATAATAAAATATATGGTTATCGTACACAAGATATAGATAAAAAAATATTATGTGAAGAAAAATTAATAGATTTACAAAATGTTCTCAATTTAATGGTAAAATGTGAGAATAAATGTTTTTATTGTAAAGAAAATGTCAATGTTCTCTATGAATATGTAAGAGAACCAAAACAATGGACATTGGAACGTTTAGATAATAATTTTGGTCATAACAATGATAATGTAGTAATTGCCTGTTTATCGTGTAATTTAAGGCGAAAAACGATGCACTATGAGAGATTTGTTTTTACAAAGCAATTGAATATTATAAAAAAATAAGTTTCTAATTATAAAAATATATAAATATTAAGCAATTAAACTATATAATAAAGAAGGTTCTCAATATGTCTTTAAAAATTCACGAGAATATATATGAAAAATTAGATTATTTTTACGAACAACAAAAAGTGCCTCATATTATTTTTCACGGTTCATCGGGTTGTGGTAAGAGAACAATAGTAGACAATTTTTTGAAGAAAATATATCAAAATGATAGTAAAAAAATGAAAACAAATATAATGTTTGTCAATTGTGCTCATGGTAAAGGTGGTATAAAATTTATAAGAGACGATTTGAAATTTTTTGCGAAAACAAATATTCATTCTAATTCTGGCGTTCTGTTCAAAACAATCGTATTATTGAATGCCGATAAATTGACAATAGATGCTCAAAGCGCATTGAGACGTTGTATAGAGTTATTTAGTTCTAATACAAGATTTTTTATAATAGTTGAGAACAAACACAAATTATTAAACCCGATTTTATCGAGATTTTGCGAAATTTATGTTCCAGAATATATAGAAAATGGTAAAGTAATCAATTTACATCAATTGAAAATGAATAGTAATTTAATTTATAATAATAAAATACAAGAAAATCAACAATGGATCAATAACAAAATAATTTCTACTATCATAAACAATAATGATGATAACGTACATAATAAATTACTTGAATTATCCGTTGAATTTTATGAAAATGGGTTATCGTCTCTGGATTTAATAAAATGGATTGAAAATAATGATAAAATAACTGGTAAAAATAAAACGGATCTATTGATGATATTTGATAAAATAAAATCAGAATACCGTTGTGAAAAACTATTATTATTGTATTTATTTGATTCGTTAAAAAATGTATTAAAAAATAATGGATAAATAATATAATGGACGATTTTGTAATTTCAAATCTACATGAATCAAGAAATGAATGGTCAGCAAGATTGGTGAGTATCTTTACGCCATTAGTTATAGAAGGTATACGTTCTATATTCAATGAATCTTGGAAATTATGTTTAGATAATGATGAAGCAAACAAATATTTAATGACTTTTCAAAATCTATTAGCTAGAATTCCGAAATGGAATTCTGTAATTATTGAAGAAGAACGCAAACGAATAATAGAAAGAAGTGGTTGTAATTATTTAGAAGACTTAATATCTTGTGTTCATATTATACAGTTAAAAGTTCTTACGTGTATCCGTGTAGGTAATAAACAAAAAAAGATTGATATTTCTATACCTAAACTAGACCATTTTATTCATAAAGTATACATTAATGCAGCAAGAAAAATATATATGAATGTATATTTATTTGAAAAAAATATTTCACCATTACAAATACAAAAAAATAATCGCGAATTAGAAATTATAATTGAACAATGTATATTGAATGCGATTCGTGAAAGTATACCAACTGAAGCGATTATTCGTGCTTATATGGATGAAAGTGTAGAACAAGAAGAAGAAGTTATTATTGAAAAAATAGAAGAACCAAATGATGTAAAAACAAATGTAACAGAAGAAGGTAAAAATAATGATGGCGATGAAAAAAGCGAAGATATAATTAGAAAAGAAGAAGATATTCCATCAGTTGTACCATCTATACAAAATATTAATAATGATGAAGTAATAACAAGATTATCATTCAATGATATAGATAGAGTTATGGATGAAGATAATAATATTCAATCTGTTACAGCACCAAAAACAATAGAAAGGTTAGAAGAAATAAGCACATCAAGAGCTTTGCAACGAAAATTAGAGGAAGAAACAGACGATGATGATGATGACCGTATAAAAATACACACAGATACCATTGATTTATCAGGCTTTGATGTGTTAGATAATGATAAAAATAATTATATTTCACACGACATCTTATTAGATGATATAGAAGAATTAGTATAATTCGTTTTAATATTTATAAAAATATTTAATTATTTAGTATACAGTTATGGAAAAAGTATTTTTAATTTCTATATTAATAACATTTTTATTTTGTTTATTTAAATTTATTGAAATGAAATATTTAGATAAAGATTTCAAACCATTGAAGATATTTGTACGAGATTCTATTTATGTTTTTATATGTTCTTTTGTAGCAACATTCTTTTATTATCAAATGGATGGTAAAATAACCGATTTTTTAAATGTGTTGACTGATACAAAAACATTGAATACTGGAACTACAGAAATTTTTACCGATGAACCTGGTTTTTAGAACAAATAAAATAATAAACTTCAACAATAGAATAAATTAACTACAAATAATTAAATTTGTAATTAATAGATTTAGATTATTAATTTTTTAGAATTAATATTATTTTTATATAATATAAAATGTTTACGAGTTGGCAAAATACTAACGCAAAGGTTCCTACAGTAAATATCAGTCAAGATACCAATGTACAACCTATTGTAAATGTGACAAAGGTTACTAGGGCAATCTATGTAAGCTCAACTACAAATATTTTTACAACAGATCTTGAAGTTCAGTCTAATTTTAGAGTATCTGGTGATGTATCTTTGAATAATAGATTATTTTTAACTAATGACGCTAGTTTTCTAGGTGCGTTTTATGTAGCAAAAGATGCTATTGTAAGTTCAAGATTATTTATAAATAAAGATGCTTCATTGAATGCCAATTTATATATCAATGCTGGTTCTATATTAAATGGTGATGTTTCTATGAATTCACGTTTATACGTATCAGGAAATACATTATTAGCTGGTTATTTAATTGTTTCTAATGACGTTTCTTTAAATGGTAATATTAATCTTGGTAGAGATGTTTCGTTGAATGGTAATTTGATTGTTCGCAATAAATCCACACAAAATGGTGATGTGTCTATGAATTCTAAATTATTTGTAGGAAGTGATGTTTCTATGGGATCTAAATTATATGTAGTTGGTGATGTTTCTATAAATTCAAAATTATTTATTGGCAGTGACACTTCCATGAATGGCAATGCTAATATATCAGGTAAATCAATACAAAACGGTGATGTTTCTATGAATAATAAATTATTTGTTGGAAAAGATGTTTCTATGAATAATAAATTATTCGTTGTAGGTGATGTTTCTATGAATAATAAATTATTTGTCGGTGGCGATGCTTCGTTTATTGGAAGTTTATATGTAACTGCTAAATCAACACAAAATGATGATGTTTCTATGAATAACCGTTTATTTGTAAACGGTGATGTATCATTGAATTCCAATTTAAACATTGTTAAAGATACAACAATTAGTTCTCGTTTGTATGTTAGTGGAACTTCTAATTTAACTGGTAATGTAACAATTACTGGTAGAACCAATAATATCACTGATGTATCTATGAATGCCAATTTATCAATTGGAGGTAGAGCAAACATAATTACAGGATTGAATGTAGTAGGTAATACTACATTGAATTTATTGAATGTTTTAAGTGATGCTTCTATTAATAATAGATTATATTTAGGTGGTAAATCAATTTTAGAAGGTGATGTATCTATGAATTCTCGTTTGTATGTAGGTTCCAATTGTATTTTCAATGGCAATATATTATTACAAGGTGATGCTAGTATAAATTCATCTTTATCTGTAGGAGGAAATGGTAAATTAAACGGCAATATGGTTATCGGCGGTAAAACTTCAATAGGTGGTGATGTATCTATGAGTTCTAAATTAATTGTAGGAAACGATGTATCAATGAATACTAAATTATTTGTTGGTAGTGACAGTTCTTTCAATGGTAATTTCTATGTATTTGGAGCTTCTGTACAAAATAGTGATGTATCTATGAATGGAAGATTAGCAGTTGGAAATAGTGTTGTAATGAAATCTAAATTATTTGTAACTGGTGATGTAAGTATGGAATCTAGATTGTTTCTAACAGGTGATGCTAATATGAAAGGCAATATTAGTATTTCAGGAAAACAAACACAAACAGGCGACGTATCTATGAATTCTAAATTAAGTATAGGTGGTGATGTATCTATGAATTCTAAATTGAATGTTATTGGAAATGTAACAATGAATTCTAAAATGTTTGTAATAGGTGATGTTAGTATGGGTGGGAAATTGGTTTTATTAGGTGATGCTTCATTAAACGCCAATGTTTATATTGACAAAGAACAAATAGTTATGGGTGATGTATCGTTCAATTCTGAATTATATGTTAAAAAATCAGCTACTTTTGATGGTAATTTAATATTAACCGGTGATGCTAGTATGAATTCCAAAATATATGTAGCAAGCGACGCATCATTTTGGGGTAAAATGTATGTGAACGGTAAATCAAATTTAGTTGGTGATGTTGTTATGGGAACACGTTTGAATGTAGCAGGTAATATTTCTACAGCATCGTGGTTACTTGTAAATGGTGATGCTTCTTTGAATAATAATTTAACAGTTGGAGGCAATGGAAGAATTAATGGTAATTTAACTGTGTTACGTGAATTTAATCATAGTGGTAATGTTAATATTGGAGCAATGTTAACTGTTGGAGCTAATGTAACAATGAATTCTGGATTACTTGTTGCTGCTGATGTTAGTATGGGAAATCGTTTATTTGTTGTAAATGACGTTTCATTCGGAAATAGATTATATGTTAATGATAGAGTTACAGTACATGGTTCGTTAGTAGTTACTGGTAATACTACAACAAATAGTGATGTTTTAATGAATAATAAATTAAATATTACAAACGATGTATCAATGAATTCTAAATTATTTGTTAATAATGATGTATCAATGAATTCCAAATTATTTGTTGGAAAAGATGCTACTATAAACGGAAATATTGTCATTGATGCTAGAACACCATCTCTTAGTACAACTACTGGTGCAGTCATAGTAAATGGTGGTATGGGTATTAGTGGTAATGTCAACCTAACAAATGCTTTTGGATTGATTTTTAGTACAACATCTGATTATCGTGTTAAAAACAATATTGTTAATTTGGGAGATAATTATACCGTTGATAATTTACGTCCAGTAAGTTATCATAATACATTAAGAGATTGTGATGAAATGGGTTTCTTAGCACATGAAGTACAAGCTGTTTATCCATATTTGGTCAATGGAAATAAAGACGGACAACAATATCAATCACTTAACTATAGTGGTTTAATAGCATTATTGGTAAAAGAAATTCAATCTTTGAAAAAAGAAGTGGCTTTATTAAAAAATAAATAGAAACTAGTAAAAATTGATTACTAATATCTAATATAATATAATTTTATACAACTATATTATATGAATTTAGAAAATAAAGCAGATATGAAAGAACAACTTATTGAATTGATGAGCAAATTGACAACAATTATGAACAAAAATGGAGAACCGTTCAAAGCTCGTGCTTACCAAAAAGCGGAAGAAACGATTATGTCATTTGATGGTCCAATTACAGACATTAGTCAATTAAAAGGTAAAGAAGGTATTGGTTCAACAATAATGGATAAATTAAAAGAATTTTCTGAAACAGGGACATTAAGGTTATTAGAAAAAGAAAAGAACAATCCAATTAATGTATTAACAGAAGTTTATGGAATTGGTTTTAAAAAAGCAAAAGATTTGGTAGATAAAGGAATTACTACAATAGAAGAATTAAGAGAACGTCAAAATGACGTTCTCAATGATGTCCAAAAAGTTGGTTTAAAATACTTTGAAGATATATTAGAAAGAATACCTCGTAGTGAAATAGACGATTATAATAAAATATTTGAAAAGAACTTTAAAAAAGTGGCTGATGAAAATTCACAATATGAAATTGTAGGTAGTTATCGTCGTGGAGCGAAAAACTCTGGTGATATTGATGTTATAATAACATCAAAAGATGATGAGGTTTTTAAAAAATTTATAGATTTATTAATAAAAGAAAATATTATTATTGAAGTTCTCTCTCGTGGTAAATCAAAATGTCTAGTAATTACAAAATTAGGGTTTGACAATACCGCAAGACGAGTTGATTTTCTTTATACAAATCGTGAGGAATATCCATTTTCTGTATTGTACTTTACTGGTAGTAAAGCGTTTAATACAGTGATGAGAGGGCACGCTTTAAAAATGGGTTATACATTAAATGAACATCGTATTCGTAAATTGAATGGTTCTCCAAATACTTCTCAAAATGAAGAAATGAAAATAGAAACTGAAAAAGATATATTTAATTTACTACAAATGGAATATAAAGAACCAAATGAACGAATTGATGGTCGTTCCATTATTCTTCTTGGTGATTTTAAAGAAAAATATTCAATTGTAAAAGAAAAAAAAACAAAGAAAATGAGAGAACCAAAAGAAAAGAAGGTGAAACCGCCAAAACCAATAAAAGAAAAGAAAGAAAAAACGCGGAAATTGAAAATGAAACAAGAAGAACCTATTAAAACAATAAGTTCTCCAAAAATGAATAAACAAAATGAAATTACTTTATCAAAATCGGTAGAAATGTCAAAAGAAAGTGATATAGTAAAACCTAAAAAAACAAGAAAAATCAGAGAACCAAAGGAACGAAAAGAGAAAAAAATTAAAGAACCAAAACCAATAAAAGAAAAGAAAGAAAAAACACGGAAATTGAAAATAAAAGAAGATGTACCAATTGTTATTCAAGATATAAAAAATGAAATAGAAGAACCTATTAAAACAATAAGTTCTCCAAAAATGAATAAACAAAATGAAATTACTTTATCAAAATCGGTAGAGATGTCAAAAGAAAATGAAGCAAAAAAGCCTAAAAAAACGAGAAAAATTAGAGAACCAAAAGAAAAAAAGGTAAAAGAGCCAAAACCAATAAAAGAAAAAGAACCAAAAGAAAAAAAGGTAAAAGAGCCAAAACCAATAAAAGAAAAGAAACCTAAAAAAGAAGGTACTAGAAAAAAGAAATCACATGAAGAAACAGAAAAAGAAATTAAAGATAATTTAATAAATATAGATAATATGTCAAAAGAAAAATCAAAATCACCCAAAGATACATTGGGTCAAATAGAGCAATTCAAAAAAATAGGGTTCTCTTACTTGGAAAAATTAAATGAAAAACAACTATCAGAAATAATAAAAGTTACGAATGATTATTACTATAATACTAAAACCGCCCTTTTGACTGATAATGAATACGATATTGTCAAAGAATACACTGAGAGAAAATTTCCAAAAAATACAGTTATTAAAGAAATCGGTGCTCCAGTAGGAAAAAATAAAGTAAAACTACCTTATGAAATGGCTTCTATGGATAAAATTAAACCTGATACAAATGAAGTATACAAATGGATGAAAACATATTCAGGACCTTATGTTATATCTTGTAAATTAGACGGAGTAAGTGGATTATACACTACTGAAGGAGACCAACCTAAATTATATACTCGCGGTGATGGTAAAATAGGTCAAGATATAAGCCATTTATTATCAGTTTTTGATTTACCAAAAGAAAAAGATATTGTAGTACGAGGTGAATTTATAATACCCAAAGAAGTTTTCAATACAAAATATAAATCGGAGTTTTCAAATCCGAGAAATTTGGTATCTGGTATAATCAATTCAAAAAGTATAGATCAAAAAGCAAAAGACCTTCATTTTGTAACATATGAAGTTATAAAACCTTCTTTGAAACCAAGTGAACAAATGAATAAATTGAAAGTCTTGAACCACGAAGTAGTAAAAAATAAAACAATACCCGAAATTTCAAATGATATTTTATCAGATATTCTCATTGATTGGCGAAAAAATTATGATTATGAAATTGATGGAATAATTGTATCTGATGATAACATATATCCTCGTAAATCAGGTAATCCAGAACACGCATTCGCATTTAAAATGGTTTTGTCAGAACAAATGGCTGAAGCAAAGGTTATTGATGTTATTTGGACACCAAGTAAAAATGGTTATTTAAAACCACGTGTAAGAATTGAACCAGTTAATTTAAGTGGTGTAAATATTGAATATGCTACTGGGTTTAATGGTAAATTTATTGAAGATAATAAAATTGGTATTGGTGCGATTATACAAATTATAAGAAGTGGGGATGTAATACCTCATATAAAATCAGTTACAACACCAGCAGAAACTCCAAAAATGCCTTTGGTTCCTTATAAATGGACAGATACAAAAGTAGATATTGTGCTTGAAAATGTATCCGAAGATATAACTGTTAGAGAAAAAAATATTACCGCATTCTTTGTAGGTTTAGAAGTAGACGGATTATCCAGTGGAAATGTAAAACGATTAATGAATTCAGGATTTGATACAGTACCAAAAATATTACAAATGAGTAAATCTGATTATGAAAAAGTAGAAGGGTTTAAAGAAAAAATGATTGAAAAAATATACAATGGTATAAAAGAAAAAGTAAATTCAGCATCATTATTAGATATAATGGTTGCTTCTAATTTATTGGGGCGTGGTTTAGGAGAGCGTAAAATAAAACCAATATTAGAAGCATACCCAAATATATTAACAAGTGAAGAAAATGAGGAAAAGAAAATAGATATGTTGAAAAGTATAAAAGGTATTGGTAAAGAAAACGCGGATAGTTTTGTAAAAAATATTTCTTCTTTTATGGAATTTTTGAAAGAATGTAATTTGGAAGGTAAACTAAAAACGAATTCTCTGCGAAGTTCAGATATCATTGAGAACAATGGTGAAAATCAAAACAAAGATAAAATAGAAGTAGATACAAATAATCCATTATTTGGTAAAAAAATAGTTATGTCAAAAATAAGAGATAAAGAAATAATTGAATTCTTAAAAATAAGAGGTGCTGAATTAGATGATAATATACGTAAAGATACATTTGTATTGATTATAAAATCAAAAGAAGATATTTCAAATAAAACAAAATATGCAAGGGAACATAATATACCAATTATGTCACCAAGCGAATTCAAAGACCATTATATGTAATTTTTATAGAAAATTATTTAGAATTACCTATACAAAGCATTCGTCATATGTATAAACCATTCTTCATCAAAATAATCTTTTGTAAAAAATTTCAAATCCTCAATTGAACGGAATTTGTTATATTCTTCATGTGTTTGATATAAATGTACTCTATCAATCGGTTTTCGGATAAATTTTTTGAAATATAATTTAAAATATTTTTTCAATGCTGAAATAACTGTAGTATTAAATTCAGCATTATCATATATATTACCATATAACATAGCTTTGCTCAAATATTTGTCAAAGTGAGATAAATGAATAGATTTGCGTTCCGATAATTCTGGGTAAAGTTTCTTTATTTCTAAAAAAGGTTCTATAAAATTATCAAAGTATTCATTACGCTTGTACATTTCTACAAAATTGGTAAAACATAATGAAGTATTTGAATCAAATTTAGCCAAGTCAATTGTCATTATAGGGCAATCGTAATGATATGATGGATACCATACAGAATTAAACATTTGTTTATCATTGGATTTGAAATATGATAAACGTACTTTTCTGAATTGATTATTACTAAAACAAAAGTTTTGTAATGTAGCATTTTGTATAGGAGAAGTTTTTGTTTCATAGTATAATAAAGTAGGGTCTTGTGTAAAATTATATTTTTCAAAATAATCTAAATGTAACTTTGATGTTTCGTGAAATAAATAATCATGTGTATTAAACTGAAATTTACTATTTGTTAAAAATTGTAAAGCATTGAATAAACTTAATAATGATAATGAAAAGAACATTTGTTATCATTATTATATTTTTATTTTTATATTTATTTTTTATTTTATTTTATTTTACAATAAAGTGTATACAGGCAAAGCATCAATATCCATAACTTCATTGAAATAACTTGAATTTTTATAATTTTCATTTTCACTATTTGATAATTCGTATAATTTGAATAATTCATAGTTTAACTGTTCTTCTGGTATATGATTATGAACTGTTCTCGCAATCATTTTATATAATTTAAAATTAGGATATCGTTCATCGCCATTCTTTCTATACAATACATTTTTTCCATTATCATCCATACACCAACGCAATATAGTTTTTTGGAAAAAATCTAAATCACATACTTTGTCATCAATATCAATTATAAAATCATAAATGGATGTTCCAAGACGGCATAAATCAAAACTGTAATTAGGGTCAATGCGAGGTTTATTTTCATTCATATAAGGTTCACAATTATATTGCGTATGACCATCTCCACCAGGTGCAAAACTATCACTACAATATTGCTTACCTTGATATCTATAAATGCTTCTACCAAAATCAATTATTTTGAAAATTTTACCAAAAGTAGGAACTTTGTATATTTTATTATTAACTTTGTAAAATAAGAATTCTTTATAAGTATTAACAAACATTATATTATTTGTATGAAGGTCATTATGTGTAAAATGAAAAACCTTTTGATAAGTAAGTAGTGTCATTATTATTTGCATAATAGCAGCGCTACCTGTTATATGATCAATATAGTTTTTTTCAAATAATTCATCTAGTGTTCCATGACATTTTTCAAGACAAATCATTTGAATTGGAAAATTGTTTATATACGAAAATAATTGTGTTTCTTCACTATTTTCACTTGAACTACTAGTTTCAATATCATTGCTTGACCCACTATTGCTTTCAATATCATCATTTTCATCTTCATCTTCTGTGCTATAATTAGCTTCACTATTATTTGATGAATTACTAGTGCTTGTAGAAGAAGTTGAATGCGATTTATCTTCACTATTCATTTTTTCATATACAGTTTCAAAATGATTTTTGAAATCACTTTTGCTATCATTTTCAAAATTGGATTGTCCATCTTCAATATCATATAATGAGTCGCATGAAATATTCAAATTATTTGACGTATTTGATATGTTCAATTTATTTTTATTACCACGAGAACCAAAATTATTATAATTAGTCTGTATATTCATTGGTGTAGAAAAGTAATTACCAAGATTGTTATTAAAAAATGTAGAATTTTTCAAATAATCCAAATCGTCTGCTATATTCATTTTGAATTTTTCTTGTATACCTAAGAAAGAACCAAAATAATCTAATCCGTGAACAAAATTATGCTTATTTAATAATATACTTGTTAGAAAACTAAAAAAACTATCAACATAAGCACTATTATTTTTATCTAATAGTTTAGGTAAACAATGTTCCTTTGTCGTTTTCAATGTAGGCATAGTTCGTATTTTATCGTCATTTATATCATATTTGCCTATCATATATCTTATTGGGTCAAGTAAAGGACCGAATTTGATAAAAACATGCTTTTCAAATACTTCCTTGGTATCTATATGATATACATTACTCAAATCACGAATATGATATTTATTATTCAATGATATTTGATTGAAATTTTTATCATTTAATTCAAAAAAATCATTATATATTGGGTTGTAATTTTGTAGGTTTGTTATTTTAAATGGGTTATAATCATTATCTAAATCTTCAAAACTATTTTCATAGTTTTCTTCTAAATATTTTAAATTCAAGGGATTTAATTTATGATAATTAATTTTAAATTTAGCATTTTCTAAATTGGACATTTTCAATAATGTTTATATGTTTTTTAAATATTTAAAATATGATTTTTGAACTCATTCTTTACAACATTATGAGTTTAATATGATGAAAATAAAAAATGAATATATAATAATTAGTAATGACTTTAGAATTAAAGAAATTTGATATGCGATCTATAACATTCAAACCAGACGAAAATAAAGGTCCTGTTATTGTTATGATAGGTCGTCGTGATACAGGTAAATCTTATTTAGTTCGCGATTTGTTATTTTATCATCAAGACATCCCTATTGGAACTGTTATATCAGGAACAGAAGCTGGTAATGGATTTTATGCGGCACACGTGCCAAAGTTATTTATACACGATGAATACAATACAGTACTTATTGAAAATATTTTAAGAAGACAGAAAGCAGTATTAAAACAAGTAAACAAAGAAATAGAATCGTACCGTAGGTCTACAATAGACCCACGCGCATTTGTTATTTTAGATGATTGTTTATATGACCAATCTTGGACACGTGATAAAATGATGAGATTACTTTTTATGAATGGTAGACATTGGAAAATTATGTTAATTATTACTATGCAATATCCTCTTGGTATTCCGCCAAATCTTCGTACAAATATAGATTATGTTTTCATATTGAGAGAACCTTATATGACTAATCGTAAACGTATTTGGGAAAATTATGCGAGTATGTTTCCTACTTTGGAATCTTTTAGTGCGGTAATGGATCAAACTACTGAAAATTATGAATGTTTAGTCATCAATAATAACGCAAAATCAAATAAATTAAACGACCAAATTTTTTGGTACAAAGCAGAAGGTCATCCTGATTTTAAATTAGGTTCAAAAGAATTTTGGGAAATATCTAAAGGCATGGGTTCAGATGATGAAGATGAAGCATATGACACAAGTAAAGGTAAAAAGAAAACTGGGCAAAATATCAATGTAAAAAAAACAAAATGGTAATGATAGATAAAAAAATTGTGAAATACACAATTTTTGTTTTTATAAATTACAAAATACAAAAGGTTGATCTAACTATTATTTCATATATGACATTATTATTAAACCTACATCTTTATTCATTTGTTCGGATAACTTGTATGAGACACGAGAAATAGTTTCGTTATATTTATGTATATAAGCAACCATATCTAGTATAGGTTTTTCAACTATTTTTTCAATATTTTTATTATTTGTATCGTAATGTAGTATTTCATATCCCTTTGTTGTAAGAATTTCAAAAATACTCTTCAAATAATGTTGTGGAAAATATTTATGAAATAATTTTATATTTTTTAATGTTGATAAATATATTTTTCTTATTTTCTCTGCTCTATGTTTTTGTGTTATTCCAGAATAATAATTTGAATACCGAAATACTCTGGTGTCATCATTCAATTCTTTTACAATTGTTTTAAATTTTAATTCTTCATTCTCTCTAATGCGTTGACTGTATCTTGTAGTCATATTGATTGCTTATATGTTATCTGAATTTAATCCTAATTGTTATATTACTGATTTTCTTATTAGAAATATTTCTGACTGTATTGTTGAATACATTGAATAATATGAATAAAAAGTAATTCAATTTTTTATGTCTTCTATTACAGTATTGGATTATAATTATATAAAAATTCCAAACAAAAATGCGATATACCATGAATACCAATAGCAATAGAAAATAACAAATAAAGTATAAGAGGGTTATAATAGTGTCTAGTTTTATAGTTTCCATATTGAAATAATAGAACAAACGCAAAAAAAAGAAATATCCCGCTTACTACATGAGCATACAACGAAGGTTTAAATAATATATTATAATCATATGGCATTATAATATATTGTAAGAAATTATATCCATTTTACACAAATACATAAAAAACAACTTTCTGTAATATACAATTTTTGAGTTTCTACACAAGAAACACAAATAACGTGGTCGCATTTTAATTGTTTTGTATTTGGCTTTACTTCATGACATAATTGACAATATCTCATTGAACTAATATTTTCCATTTATAAAATAATTATAAAAATATTATAATTTCTAAACAAAATAACAGCATAATTCATAACAATTACAATTGTAATTACAATCAATGAACTATCAAGTAGAGAAGAGATTTTCTGGAAATATATTATCTTCAATACTATAAGAACCGATTATAGTTTATGTTGGAAAAAAATTATTATCATAATCCTCATCACTGGTATAATATATTTCACTATTTACATCATCTTCTTCTTCGGTATCATCATTTTCTTCAAAGAGAGTTAAATGATTACTCATAAAATTATTATCGTAATTGTTAGTATATGGTATATATTTATCTTCTAATTTATCAATATAAAATTTCTTTATTTTATCTCTTTTTTTACTACCTATGATAACCTTTCTTCCAAATCTTGGATTAAATTTTACAAATTCTTTTATTTTTTTATTCAAAATAATATCATATGATATTTTTTTATTACTTTCTGTAGAATACATACTATGTAAATACAAATTCAAATAAGGTTTCATTATTTTTATTAATTTTGGTGTCGGAAAATCTTTATGAATTCTTATATTATCACTATAATAATTGGTTCTTATCATTTGTAATATTTTAGACCTCAATATTTGTTCACTTGAATTATTTATATAATCTTTTATAGCATAATCTCTAATAATATCTTCATTCTCTAATTTAAATTTACTTAAACTAAAATTTACCATAAAATAATTATGGAATAGAATAGGAATAATTATATTCGTTGATTTCATAAAAAAATATATATTATATAGGTCTGCTTTATTAAACGGCATATTGTTGTATGGATTTTTACAAATTAATGGGCTTGAAAAAAAATAATCTGTATGACCTAATGTCGAGTTTACAATATTCACTAAGTCACTAATTGTAAACAAATATTTTTTATTATTTTGAAATAATACAAAGACATTTTTATCACCAATATGGATCGGAGTTAAAAAAATATCAGTGCTTATTTGTAGACTAGCTTTTCTGAACCTATAATTGCGTATTGTTCTCGTAATAATATAATAATTTCGCTGTACTTTCATGAAATTATCCAAAAATAATTCTTTTGTTTCATTGTTGAAAAAATCATTGAATATAATAAGTTTCAAGTAGTTGAATTTACTATAAGGTGTTAATGAAATTGATTCAGTAGTTGTGATAAAAGTATAGAAAATATTTTTCATACAACAGTTTTCAGAAGTTTTAGTATTCTCATATTTATTTATATAATGATAAAAATTACACATAGATGCTACATCATTTTTATTTATTACGAATATTAATTTTGATACATTAATAACAAATTGTATTAAGTAATTGAATAAATGCATTAAATATATAAACATTGATAATTTTATATATTTTATATTTTATTATTATATTTTATTTTTACTATATTATTATTCAAGCATCAAGTTCTAATTCTTGTTTTTCAATAACACTTTTGAGCAATAACTCATTATGAAGTTTTACACTCTCTGGGTCAGCTACTTCGCGTTCTTCAAAATCTATATTTTCTTTAACACCTATTAAATTACCTTCATCATCTAATGTTTGTGTTAATACATTTCCTGATTTTTCAGCCAATTTGATATTTTCTTCAAGAGCCTTTTTCTTTGTTTCTTTAATACGGCGTTCAAATTCTTGTTTAGCTTTCTCTTCGTTCTTTACCTTTTCTTGGTGTAGTTGATTTAACTCATCTTCCATAAATTCTACACGACCAGTTTTGTAAGCATCAGGATCCCATGGAATCCACATACCAATAGGTCCTACATAAATATCATGGTTAGGGTCATATTCACGAAGTTTTTTGCATTTCAATTCAGCTTCTTCTTGTGTTGGAAAAACGCCACGAATTTTTAATCCACGAACAGAAGTTTGAAACGAATTTTCGCGATTGAATCTCTCATTTAACTTATCTTCTTGTTTATCTAAAAAATTCTTATAATCATCTTCTATAGAACTTTCTTTTAATTTATCACCTTCTTCGTTAGAGAAATCATTCAGGTCAGTCAATACATCTTCAATACTAAGGTTATATTTGTAGGAAATAAAATGTAAAAAATCATTAAATTTACTCAAAGATTTAGTAAAATCCCATTGTTTTACAAACTCATCAAATAAAAATACTTCTCGTTTCTTTAGTATTTTTTCTGGAGAAATAAATGACATACATGCGAATTTTTGTCCAGCAATTGGTTGGTCTTCATCGCATAAATCAATATATTTAGGATTTGGTTTTCCATTTTCAAGTATTTTTCTTTCAAACCCAGACATTTTTATAATTATAAATATGAAATATTATTTAAGTGATTTAGTTATAATTATATATTTTATTATTTAGGATGTTTTTTTTTATTATTCTATTATATATCATTTGAAATGAACGGTATGATTGATTTTCCTGAACTTGTCAAGAGAATTATTAAGTATTTAGTTCTCGGCCTTTGTATTGCTGTTGTAGCTATTGTTATACCAAAGAAATCACTTAATGTTGAAGAAATTATCATTCTTGCTCTTGCTGCCGCTGCTACTTTCAGTATCCTTGATACTTTCTTACCATCTATTGGTGAAAGTGCTAAAATGGGTATTGGGCTATCAGTAGGTTCTGCTCTTGGTGGTGGTATCAGAACTTTAGCAATGTAAATTTTTTAGCTTTATAAAATTGTATAAGTTATACAATTTTATTTTCAATTATTCTATAAATAAACCCCATCAAAACAACTGGTTTCAAATTCTATTTTTTTTTCTGTTAATTGAGAACATGCTTCAATTATATCATACAATTCGTTGTAGATTACTTGTTCAATACCAAGTGCTTCTGAAATTTCTTCATGTGTTTTATTATACGCAATCAAATGTTCACTTTTTTGAATGTCTATTCCATACTTGTTAGGATAAATAATTGGCGGAGCAATACTACCAAAATATATCTTCTTCACACCAGCTTCTTTCGCCATTTTTATTAATTGTAGCGATGTATTACCACGAACAATGGAATCATCAATGATTAATATATTCTTTCCATAAAATTCTTTTTTAATCGTATTTAATTTTATTCTGATATTATTAACACGCGCCTCTTGATTTGGCATTATAAATGTGCGAGAAATATAATGGTTTTTTATAAATCCTTCAAAATATGGCTTATTTAATATTTGTGCTATTCTTAACGCATATATACGTGACGTTTCTGGAACAGGCATTACTACATCAATATCATTCATTATATTTGGAAATTGGCTGATTATTTTGTTTGCGAATGCTTCTCCCATTTTAATTCGCGAATCATATACTAATATATTATTTATTGTACTATCTGGTCGGGCAAAATAAATATACTCAAATATACAAGGTTTTAGTATAGGATTATTAGCAACTAGTTGTTTTTCCATATTTTCTGGTCGAAAAATAATACATTCGCCTGGGTGAACATCGTGTATCTTGGTATTATTAGTAATCAATGCGTCTATACAAGAACTTTCTGATGCTATAATATAATTGTTATTAGAATTAGAATAACATAATGGACGAATTCCATTTTTATCACGAAATGCTATCAATCCTACTTTATTCATCATAATAATTACTGAAAAACTACCTTTACATAATTCCATTATTTGTTTTATTGTATCAAATATGTCTTCATTTGTAATAGCATCTTTTTTTGGTAATAAACCAGCAAACAAATTCAATAATAATTCCGAATCAGAACAACTATTGATGTGTCTATAGTCTTTTTCTACTATATTAATTAATTCTTCTGTGTTTGTTAAATTGCCATTATGAACCAGAGCAATACCATAGGGTGTATTTGTATATAACGGATGTGCTTGTTCTGTATTTATTTGACCCATTGTACAATATCTTACGTGTCCTATTCCTATATTTCCTTGTAGATATTTTGTATTTTCAGGATTATAAACATCATTTACTTTACCTAATTGTTTATGTGAATAAAATATATTGTTACTTATAGTCATAATACCTGTTGAATCGCTTCCTCTATGTTGTAACATATTTAAGCCGTGTATTATATTTGGACAAACTGGTTCGGATTGGTTCAATATACCGATTACACCGCACATTATAGTGTTATATATATAATATACTAAAGAAACACTATTGTGAATTTTACGCATTAAACACTTGGGAAAAATACCCAATCCAAATCTTTACAAACTTTTTTCCATATCATATCTTGCTCTAATTGTTTTTCGCGGTCTTTCATCATCGGTATATAAGGTAAATATTGGGTTTGGTCTAAGAGAACACACAATTGATGTAATGTATACGTATAATTAAAAAAATTGGTGCGATTGGCTGGACAATGCGTTGCCCACGGTTTTTGTATCTCAATAAACAAAACACACAATGTTTCGTGTAATTCTTCATTCATTATTGGCGGTTTTATTCCAAAAATAGAATTTATATATTGTATATGTTCAAAATATTTATTATATCCTAATTTTCGCAGGATTTCACGCATTTTATCATAATTAATAAGAGACATATCTTTTATACGTTCTTTTTTTATTCTAGCTCTTATTGCTTCAATGACTTCATCGGGTATTTGTGTAGTCTCTTTTGCTTGAAATTGTGATAAAATCTCTTTAAAATGATTAAGTCGTATATAAGCTGTATAAGATACTTCATTTGGCGGCTCTTTATTTGTTGGTTTAGAACTATCTATAATATAAGTTATAAATTTACCACAATCATTATTATTACATATTAAAATACCTTCTTCATCTTGTGGTATAAGTTCTCCTTTATGACAATGTTCACATACATCAGAATGGAGTACAAAGTCTTGTAAATTAATTATTTCGTTGTTTACATTTCGCCAATAATTTTGATAAAGTTTTTTAGAATGAGAATATTTTTCGCTATTTAAATCTGAAATATCGTCATTATTTGCTTTAATTTTGAAAAAAGAATTGAGAACCTTTACATTTTGGTTATTATCGCCAGATGATATTTTCTTTTTTTCCTCAAAATAATTGAAAATGTATTTGGAATTATCTAACAAATAGCGCTTTTTTTGTTGTTTTAATTCTTTCACTTGTGATTTGATATTATGTATTTTATCACGAATATCCATATAAGTGTCAATTTCGTGTTCTTTCAAATTAGATATCATAGATTTGAGTTGTGTTTTCTCTTCCAATAATTTAGGTATCGTTTCGGTTTCGTTTTCATAAAATAGGTTTAGCATTTCTGTATGTTTTTCGTCTATTGTATTGGATTGTTTATGAGGTGGTTTTTTTGGTATTGTTTGGTTCATTTTGTTTTATAAATTATATAAAAATTATGTTGAAGTATTTATATAATTTTTTGTGGGGAATATATATAATGGATAAATTGAATTATGAATTTTCAGCTGAAACAGGTTGTATTATTGCAAAAACAGATAATCATCATGATTTTACAGACACAAATAGAATTACAGAAAATGAACAATTGTATAAAGATGATGCTGTTCTAGAATATATTCCTAATGTAATTGATTGCAATTACTTAAATGAAGATAATTTTTTAAAAAAATATATATGGAAATTTACTAGTGCGTCTGAAGCAAAAGTAAGTGACAATATTACATCAATGTTTAATCCTGAAATAATTCAAAATTATGATATTGAACAAATATATAGACCATCTAATAAAGATTCACCTTCAAATTTTGAAAAATCTAAATCACAAATACATAGAAAATTAGATGAAATGGGAATTAAAGACGATATATATTTTGTTTCTGATATAAGACATACAAATGAGTTTGACGATATACTTGCTATAGACAATGAAACCACTACTCGTAAATTTTATTGGGTTCAAAACGCACAAACAGAATTTGATCCTATGGGTAAAACCAAAGAATTGCCCAATAAAAACGTAGAAAATCCAAAATTTATATTTTGTTGGGAAAAATATGACCCTAGAAATTATACTATATATCCAGAATGGAGAGAAAATAATAGAACATTAAGAATAACTGATGAAAATAAAGAAATTATGTTTTATTCAAATCGTAGAATATACATGGCAATGCAACCAAATAATAAAAATAGTAAAGATATAAATGAAAATTATAAATCTTCAATATTAATAACTTATCCAAAATCAGGAAATTATGCTTATGCTGATAAAGATATGGCTACAGTTAGTTCACATTTAATAAAAGCAAAAACAAATAATAAAGCATATAACGAATATCAAAATAATTGTAATCAGTTTAAACAAATTCTGCTTGATTTTTATAACAATAATTTAAATCATATTGAACATAATAAAATAGCTGATTTTAATAATTCAAATAAATATTTAGCGAAAAGGTTAGGAGATGCGGGTGAGGCATTATCTTGTTTAAAAAATAAAGTAATATTTCAAAAATACGTAAATAAAAAAGTTGAAGAATTTGAATCTAATAATTTATTTGCGTTTATAACATGGGATAGAGTATGTTTAGCTAATTCATTGATATATAAAGTACCAATTCTTATTTATTCATTTAATGATATTATATTATTATTTGTCCGTAAAGATTTATTAAATCCAAAAGAACTATTAGACCAATATTATAATAATAAAAGTATTGAAAAATATATTCGTAAAATTACTGACAACTATATTGGCAATAATAAATTAATAAATAATTATAACACTTTTCAAAGAAATATCATAAAACTCAATGAATTTATAACTTATTTTAAAATGGATTATAATTTAGACATTGATATGACAAATTTAGATGAAAATTTATCTAAATTGATGATTTTGTATAAAAATATAACAGATATAATAATTAGAACAAATAGTATTTCTTTAAATAACGTTGATGAATTGAATGACCAAAGTATTAAAAATAAAATTATTAGTATGTTTGTCAAATATGGTTTTGATATAAAAAATCTTTTGGAACCTTTTATTAAAGATACAAATTATAATAATATAAGTGAAATAGTATTCAAAAATTACAAAGAAAAAGATATTTCTATAGAAAATTATAATGAAGATATTAAAACCGATAGAGATATAATTAATAATATATTAGGGGAGTTAACTAATATTTTGAATTATTATAATAATATTAATGGAACTTTAGAATACATAAACAGCAATATAGGTTACGACTTTAAAAACATTATAAACTTTTATATTAAAAAATATAACAAGTCTACTCCAATAGATGATGATGACATATTTAAATTAGAATACAGAATAAATAATACAAACATAAAAGATATAATCAATATTTCAAACGGTAAAGCAGATAAGTTTCCAACTAATACTCTTTGTCGTAATAAAAGAAAAGAAATTTCATTTTCAGATGATTACGAAAATAATGGATTTAACGAAATAATAAAAATTTTTGATTTGTTTGTTGTTAATAAATATAATATTACATTGTACAATAATTTTATTGAACAAATAGAAATATTTTTACAAAAATTACAAGAATGTGTTACTAATAAAAAATATAATGATTCATTATTATTTTTGAATACTTTAAGAGAAAATTTATCAGAAATGGGTTTTAAAAAAAGAGATATTCTAATTGAACCCGAAATTCCTAATGAAAAAGCTACCGTAATTAAACCGGAAGTTCCTAATGAAAATGTTTTTAAAATTGAAACAGGAATTCCAGAAAAAAAAACACAAAGTAGAAAAGAAATATATTATGGATTGAACCCAGAAAATATAATAGAAGGAAAGAGAGAAAGACAAACACGTTTTGGAGGAGCGATGTATGACATAATGGTTGTAAATAATGATAAATTATCACAAGACATTACTATGTTGAAAGAATTTGATTTATTTTTGAAAGGGTTTATGATGATATTAATTATTATATGGAATGAGGGTTATATGATAACAAATGATTTAGATTCTGAAAAATTATTAATAAAAATAATTTATTTTTATTTAACAACAAATGATATAGATATTGTTAGTAGTTATCAATTAAAAGAAATCAAAAATGATATTGAAAAAATTGTAAAAGAATACAATGATGGAAATATAAATTTTATATATGATAATCACTATGAAGATATTATTTATAATAATAAATTTACATTGAATAAATTGAATATTAATAAATGTGTATATAACTATATTAATTGTATTGATGAAAGAATAACTGCAGATATGAAAAATGATGTAGAAAATTTTTTCAATTTATCAAAAAATGGAGGGTTTAATGATATTTTATTACCTCCTTTAAGTAATAAACCAGAAAATAGAAATGAAGAAAGTTCTGCTATTCAGAAAATGTTATTTCCTTTTCCTCAAGAAATGAATGAATTTATTAGTAACATTTTTTTAAGTGGAGAAATCTTCACTATAATTAATACAATACATAATAAATTATATAACATTCCACTGCGATCAAATAAATTATCAAATAATAATTCAATACAAAATATTCCTAATTTAAGAACTGGTTATTCTATAAATGAAAATAAAGATTTAAATGTATCACAAGAAAAACAATTACCAGCAAGTGTATTTTCGTTTGGTGGTAAAAAAACACGCCGTCACAATAAGAAAATTTCCCGAAATTATCGTATTAGAAAAAATAAGTCAAAACGTAGAAGAAATAAAACAAGAAAGTCGTAAAAATCATTGTTTTCGTATATAAATCTAATATATACGAAATATGTCCAATAAAGAAACACCTATTCATAATATTCCATTTGAACTACCTAAAAATATCAAAATGGAAAGAAAAGAATTTCAAAAATTATTGTTTTTATCTAATGGTTTAGACCAAGGTTGGACAATAAAAAAAAGAAATGATACTTATATTTTTTCTAAAAAACATGAGAACCGTTATGAAGTTTTTCAAGAAGATTATTTAGAAAAATTTGTATTATCTAATATAAATTCGGGGACTTTATATGAATGAATACAAAAATAAAAATATGATTTTGTGTAAAACCATATTTTTATTCAGATGTTATGATTTTCCATTTGTATCCTTTATGTATTTCATTACTAATAGATACTTTTTTTAATGTAGTATGCGACATTTGAAATTTTAATGTTACATCTGTAATGGAAGCGAATTGTTGGATTTCTTTATTGGTAATTGGATCAATTTGTATAACATATTTACTATTTTTTTTTATAAATCTATCTGGTAATGAATTATTTGATAAAAATTCATCTTGCATTTCTTGAGAACATTTATCAAAAAAATTCCAATAATGTCCAGATGATATGGAAGATTGTTTAATTGCGCGTGATATAGTAGAAAATCCAGCTAAATTACGACTTTCGGCAGCATCTCGCTGTGATGCGAATACTTCCATTATTTTTGTCTTTTTAATATCAATCATCGCAATATATTCTATGGATTTATTGCTCGATTTTACAGTCGGTAATGGTATAGGCGTTTCTATTATATCTCTATCTTGTAAAACCCAACGACAATTTTTATATATTGTATTTGCTTTTGATGCTTCTCTTAAGCCAGTATGGGATGAACCGTGTACATTTCTTATGACATCAATTACGCTATCATATATATTTATTAATTCTAATGTATCTTTATTGTATTGGAATACTTTTGGAGAACGTGTATTGAACCGGCGTTTCACGAAATTACAATTGATTTCTTCTTCGTTTGATTGATTGTTATCATTTATTTCTGTTGTTTCTCTCGTTTCTATAGGTTGTTGTTTTAATTCTATTTTTTTTTCTAATAATATTGTTTCTTCTTGAAATTTTTTAATTTCGGCTTCATTTAATTTTATTTGAAGTTCTAATATTTCTTTAGTATTTGGTTCAGTGTTGTTTAATTTAGTTATTTCTTGCTTTATCAAAACTATTACATTTTTATATTGTTCTTCATTTACGATAAATGTTTCTCTTGCGATTATACCATCTAATTTTGTAATAGAATAATACAATCTTTTTATGCTTTCATTTGAATGAATTATTTTTTCTAATTTTATATAATGTTGAGTTTCAAATACATCTAATAATATTGGAACAACACCATAAGTATTTGATATATTTGTCATTCGTTCTTTGATATTTTGTGTTGAACCAATTTTGATAATGAATTTATCTTCTATAACATCTTTTAATTTACAAATATAAACAACGTTTTTATTATGGTATAATTGTAATATTTTATTATGAATTTCCCTTTTTGCTTTTTCATAAATTAATTTGGAATCAATTTCTAATTGTTGCTTTAATTTGTATTCTCCTGTTAAACGAATTTCTTTTAATACTTGTATCATCCATAATTGAAATTTTTCTGCGATTGGTTTATTTGAACGAGCTAGTAATCTATATAATCCAGCTTCGGTTAAAAAAACTGTTTTTTGAATTCCACCAAGGGATACAAAATCTTTGTATACCTTTAGTTCATTACTATAATTCGTAATAGTTGTTAAAATATTTGACATTTTTAGTAACGCACCTATTTGTTTTGCTTGGAAAAGTGGGTTTTCAATAGTTCCTTGAATATTTATAGGGTAATGTTCGTCGCACAACGAGAAGGCTTTTAGTATATCCATACTATACAGTATAAGGAGCTAATTTTTTATATAATTTGACGAATAAAATTCTTCTAAAGTATATTTTATAAAACTTTTTAATATATATAAAATTATTTTATTAAATAATGTAATTAAAATAAATTAAACCTTCATTACATTTATATAGTGAACATATAAATTTATAATAAAATAATTTTATATTTTATGTAGGTATTTTGACCTATTTTTCAATTTAAAAATTTATTTAGCAATTTCCACAGAATTTATTTTCTCTGTATAGTATATATAAAAAGTCGGTCACATGGGAGGAGCACTAATGCAGCTAGTCGCCTACGGCGCACAAGACGTTTTCCTTACAGGAACACCAGAAATTACATTCTGGAAAGTATCATACAGAAGACACACAAACTTCGCAATGGAATCCATTGAACAAACATTCTCAGGCCAAGCCGATTTTGGTCGTCGTGTTACATGCACAATCTCAAGAAATGGTGATCTTGCATACAGAACCTATTTACAAGTAACTCTTCCAGAAATCAACCAAGACATGAAAAACACAACTGGTGGTGCTGTCTATGCCCGTTGGTTAGATTACATTGGTGAACAACTTGTTGCCCAAGTTGAAGTTGAAATTGGTGGTCAAAGAATTGACCGTCAATACGGTGACTGGATGCACATCTGGAACCAACTTACCATGTCATCTGAACAAAAAACCGGTTATTTCAAGATGATTGGTAACACCACCCAACTTACATACATTACAGACCCAGCTTTTGCTTCAGTATCTGGACCTTGCGCTGCTGCAGGTGGACCAGCCCAAGTTTGCGCTCCTCGTAACGCTCTTCCAGAAACAACCCTTTACATTCCTCTTCTTTTCTGGTTTTGCAGAAACCCTGGACTTGCTCTTCCTCTTATTGCCCTTCAATACCACGAAGTCAAAATCAATATTGATTTCAGACCAATTGGTGAATGTCTATGGGCTGTAAAAGATATTTCCGCAACATCAGGTACTCTATCAGTCACCCAAGCATACCAACAATCCCTTGTTGCTGCTTCCCTTTACGTTGATTACATCTTCCTTGACACTGATGAGCGTAGAAAAATGGCACAAAACCCTCACGAGTACCTTATCGAGCAACTGCAATTTACAGGTGATGAATCAGTAGGATCATCATCTAACAAGATCAAGTTAAATTTCAACCATCCATGCAAAGAACTTATCTGGATTGTTCAACCTGATGCTAACGTTGATTATTGCTCATCCCTTGAAGGTGGTTCAACTCTTTTCAGAACCCTTGGTGCTCAACCATTCAACTACACTGATGCCATTGATGCTCTACCAAATGCTATCCATGCTTTCGGTGGTCCAGCTGAAACATCTGGCTCAAATGCTTTCATCAACGCATCTGGTCTTTTCCAAATGCCTGGTGCTGCTGATACAACAAACCAAGCAGATTGGGGACCAGCCGCTGCCACACCATTTGGTGCTGATGGTTCTGTCACAGCCCTTTCTGATGCTGGTACATTCGTCCTTGCCGAAACTGCCCTTGACATGCACTGTTGGGGTGAAAACCCAGTTGTAACTGCTAAGCTACAACTTAACGGCCAAGATCGTTTCTCTGAACGTGAAGGATCATACTTTGATGTTGTCCAACCTTACCAACACCACACCCGCGCACCTGATGCTGGTATCAACGTATACTCATTTGCCTTAAGACCAGAAGAACACCAACCTTCAGGTTCATGCAACTTCTCCAGAATTGATAACGCTGTTCTTCAACTTGTCCTTTCATCTGGTGCCGTTGCCAGTACCAACACCGCCAAAGTCCGTGTCTATGCTGTTAACTACAACGTCCTTCGTGTAATGAGTGGTATGGCAGGCGTAGCATATAGCAATTAAAAGTAACTAAATGAGAAAGTTATTTATTTAGAAACAATATAAAGAATATATCTTATAAATATATATAACATATATTATGTTAAACACTGCCCTATACTCGCCCATCTACTCATTTGATAATATAATGAGTTGTAATATTATTACATACAAAGATAGAAACTATTACGTAGATTGTGATGACGCTGTAAAAATAATAAATTTCAAAAAAAATTTCATTTATGATGACAAATATGATTATCCAAGTTTCAATTCTAATTACAAAAAATATTTTTTAATAGAATTTTTGTATGGTTTTGATATTAAACATACTGATTATGTTTTCAGTAATAATAACAAATATGATTTACGAAAATGTAATGTAATTCCATATCATAAATTTCACAATGAAATTGAAAAAAAATATAAAATAATTAAATACATACCAGGACATATAAATAATATTGGAATTTCCGCAAATCAAATGAAAAATCCATTATGGATTGTAGAAGAAAATAATAAAGAAATATTATTAATGTATTGTGAAAAAGATACTATTATAACATTATGTGATAAATCATATCAAAAAATATTGGATTTTGAAAAACAAATTGGTGAGAAAGTCACTTTTTTTTTACAAAAAACTGGATATATTGTAACTCATATACCAAAAAGTGATGGTTATTTACTATATATTCATCAAATTATAACAGGTTGTCACGGTAATGGAAAAGGAACAACCAATATTAGCGTTGACCATATTGACAGAAACCCATTGAATAATACATTTGATAATTTACGCATAGCAACAAGAAAAGAACAAGAACAAAATTCAAAAGGTATAATGGATGGAACTAAAAGAGAACGTCAAAAAAACGCAAGACCGTTACCAGAAGGCATTGAACAATCAATGTTACGAAAATATGTTGTATATTATCATAATGTATATAACAAAGAAAAGAATTTAAGCAGAGAATATTTTCGCGTAGAAGGTCATCCAAAATTGGAAAAAATCTGGGAAACGACAAAATCAGAAAAAGTAACAATAATGGAAAAACTACAACAAGCAAATAATGTAGTAGATGATTTGGAAAATAATATATATCCAGAAAAATTGGAAAGCAAATTACCTAAGTATGTATCTATCAATTCTTCAAGAAATAAACAACAATTATGTTATGATAAACGTATTGGTGGAATATCAAAAAATTTGAAAATGGTATTACCGAATGAATACGATATTGATGAGCAACTCAAAATTTTTAATGAAAAAATAAAAGCAAAGTATGAAGGTGAAGATATACTTACATAAAAATAAATCTAATTGTTACCATTAATAATGTAAATTTTTTTGCTCACTAATAAGGGTGAGCAAAACGTTGTAATACATTTTATAAAATATATTATTTGCTTTTTGTTTATATTAATAAAAGTAAATGGAACCATAACAAATAATCATTATTATTTATTATACGAGAATTGCGACAATGAATTAAAACAAAATTTTATCAAAGATCATGGAGAACCATTACTATACAGAGATGGTGTCGGACAATATGACGCGCAAAACAATTTATTAAGAGAATTTATATGTAAATATGATTGTATAAGAAAATTATGTATTAGTGATAAAACATTAGCTAAGACATTGGATAAAAATATTCACTACAATGGTTTTTATTATAAATCAATAGGTTCAAAACTCCAATGTTGAAATTAAGTAAAAGGCTTAATAACTTTTGGCACAATCGCAGGAAAAGAGTACCAATATACTACATGGTCAGCATCTTCCGCATCATGCGTTTCAAATATACTACCATCAACAAACTGTATTTTAAACAAGCCATCAACATTGCCATTATACGGATGATAGTATGGATTTGTGTACATTGTATATTTAATTAAACGATTATTTACCGGATTTCCATTACTATCTAAGGCAAATACAGTACCTTCAGCATTTGTATATAGGTCAAGATATACTTGCCCATTCATCATTTGTTGAACAGTTTTCAAATCAGCATAAAATTCATTATGATGAAACCGTCCATATTCATTGAAAACTCTTCTCACTTCATTGGTTGACATTTTATATTATATAATATTACAATACAAAATACTAAATAATTATATACTAACTACACCATAATCAGTATAGTAAATAATAAAACAATTTCATAATTTACAAAACTAAAAAATAAAAAGGAATATTATTATAATAAAAAACAGCATAAAAAATAAAAAACAATCATCTTATTCAAATAAAGAATGTCGCTATTTTGTTCTTCCAAATTAAATACTCAAAATGATTTATTAATGACAAATTTAATGGATTTTTATAATAAATCAGGCAATCTTAATAAAATGATGAAAATTATTAATGGTGAATCCAAAATATCATTGCGGATCGTAGATTGGTTTGTAACTAATTTCGCAAAAAAATATTACACGGTATACGAAATGACTTCAATAGAAAATGAAATTACTAGATTTAAAGTATACAATGATTATAAACTAAAACTAAAAGCATATAGTAAACGACGATTTGACCCATTTTGTAGATGGGAACGAATTACTGTCCCTTATGATAATGAAAAATACATGGAAACAACAATAGGACAATTAAATTTTTTCAAATGGGCAATAGAAAACAATATTATTCAATATATTGAAAACAATTATTCAGACATAGAAAATGATATGAATCAACGTAATAGTACATCTAAACGAAAAGCGTCTCCAGATAATTTACCGATAGAGAATGACAATACAAAAACACGTAAAAAAAGAGAAGAATTATCTATTTCTGCTTGTAAATGTATTAAAAAGGAAGACGTCAAAATTATTGTAAAATTTAATTAGAATTTCCAAATAAAGCTTTTTATACTTCTTAGTAAATAATAATTAAATCCAAAATCTTCCATATTTGTTTCTTCTTCTTCATCTTCATCTTTTTCATCTTCACTATATTCATAATATTGACATTCACCTTCATCATCCATTATTTTGTCAATGTAATTTTTTATCAATCTTATCCAACATACCCCTCTATCTTCAGGGTCTTCTGTGTTATAAGTTACATCCCTATTCGCATTTATAACTAAAATATTTTTTTTATTTATTAACCAATCTTGATGATATTCTTTACATTTTTTCAAATATTCTAAAGGTACAATATCTTCTCCTTTGCGATTACGTTTATGAACACGTTGATAACAAACATCTTCATCTGTATGAATGTATACTAATCCATTCAATTTGAAATCATTTTTATATTCATTATAGAATTCCAGATAGATTTTATAATTAATTTCATCAATCATTTTATCATCATACAACATTTTAGCGAAAATTTTTCTATCCGCTTCTAATGAGCGTTCACAAATAATCAATTTACAATCAGGATTTTCTTTTATTAATCTGCGAATCAATGATAATCTAGTTACAAAAGCCATAACTTGAAATGAAAAAGCATATTTTTCTGGATTTTTATAAAATTTCGCCAATATACTTTCACCATCACTATCTTTTATACTTTCCCATACACTTACAGGTTCTCTGACTACTAATACCGATTTCATATCTTTGTATTGTTGTTCTAATTGTTCAATAATAGTTGTTTTACCAGCACCAATGTTACCTTCAACTGAAATAATTTTAGGAATTGACATCTTATAATAATTTATAATATAATCTTTATAGTATTTATTGTAATTAATATATAATTATTAAATTCAATTTTTTTGTAAAATAAATATGTTTTATAATGTTATTATGATATACAATTATTTATATACAACGTTGTTTGTTTTATTATTTATAATAACAATATATTTATTTTATTTATTATTTCGCTTTTTATATAATAGAAATACTATAGTGAAAAAAACCAATAATGATGAAATACCAAAAGTTATATATCAAACATGGCATACAAAGAAATTACCAACTAATATGAATAAATGTGTTGAAAAATTAAAAAAAAATAATCCAAATTATGAATATCATTTATATGATGATAATGATTGTAAAGAATTTATACAACAATATTTTAATCATGATGTAGTAGCCGCTTTTAATAAATTAAAGCCAGGAGCTTATAAAGCCGACTTATGGAGATATTGTATATTATATGTAAATGGGGGTATTTATTTAGATATTAAGTATCAACCAATAAATGGTTTCTCATTCAATCATTTACAATCAAACAAAGAATATTTCGTATTAGAACGCCCTGGTTTCTGGGAAAAAAATAATTATGGTATCTACAATGCTTTAATGATATGTAAACCAAAAAACGAAATATTATTAAATTGTATAAGACAAATTGTTGAAAATGTAAAAAACGTATATTATGGTATAAACGCATTATATCCTACAGGCCCTGGTTTATTAGGAAAAGTGTATTTTAATAATAATGCTATAAATAAACAAATGAACGATTTTGAAATGAGATATGATTGTAATAAATACGATTTAATTTTATATAAAAACCAAGCTATTTTCAAAAATTACAATGAATATAGAATGGAACAAAAAAAGAATTCCAATGAAGATTACTATGTATTTTTGTGGCAAAATAAAGACATTTATTTTTTATAGTGTATTTTTGTTTTCTAACACTATTTAGTTATAAAATTTTGATAAAAATAAATATATATAATTATGTTATATGAATTATAATTATATAATAATAGTATTTTTAATATTAATAATATTTGTAATCATAAATTATAATAAAATAAAAGAAAATTTAGATAATATAGACATTCAATACAAAAACAATGCTATTATTCCATTACATATATATCAAACATGGCATACAAATTCTTTACCAAAATATATGCAAGAATGTGTTGACAAATTAAAAAAAGAAAATCCTGAATTTGAATATCATTTTTTCAATGATGATGATTGTAGGAACTACATCAAAGATAATTTTAACAGAGATGTATTACACGCATTTGATAAATTGAAACCTGGAGCATACAAAGCAGATCTATGGAGATATTGTATTTTATACAAAAAAGGGGGTATTTACTTAGATATCAAATATCAATGTGAAAATAATTTTAAATTGATACAATTGACAGATAAAGAATATTTTGTAAAAGATATACCGATATATAGTAGACAAGGTATTTATAACGCATTATTGGTTTGTAAACCAGGAAACAATGTTTTATTAAATTGTATAAACAAAATTGTAGAAAATGTCAAGAACAAATATTATGGCAATAATCCATTGGAAGTAACTGGACCTTTATTAATGAGTTATTTTTTTACTCCATTAGAAATAAATAAAATGGAATTAAAACACGTCATAGAGAGCAATAATTATTATATAAAAAAAAATGACACAAAAATATTAAAAATTTATTCACAATATAGAAGTGAACAAAAATTATATCAAAAAAATAAATATTATGCTGATTTATGGCACAATAAAAACATTTACGAATAAGGGTTTCTGTATTATTATAATTTTCTTAAGGGTTTATACTTTAATATATCTAATATTTTCTTTGTAGTTGGAAATTCTCCAGCGCCATAAATGTCTTGTAAAAGCAACCATTCAAATAATCCACCAGAATATAAATAAATCTCAGTAAATCCTAATGTTCTCAATTGATTGTACTTTTTTTCCGAAGTCTCGTCGTTTGTATTTCTACCATAAATAATTATCTTTTTATTATTGAAATCATAATTATTTAAAAGTTCATTAATGGTTTTCTCTTCTTCTTCATATGGAAGTGTATTTTTAATTAGACAATCTTGTTCATTTAATGGTAATGTATTTATAATTATATATTCATTTGTTTTTTTTATAGTATATTGAATATCTTCAAAATTTATTTTTTTATAGGATGTTTGGAACAATCCCGAGAACATAGTTATAATTCATTATAATTTTTATATGTTTTTTTTAGTAAAACAATACGCGTTTTCTTATATTTCAATAAAAACACTAAAAAGGAGGGGGTATTACAAAGAGAAACCAAGGTTCTCCCTGTAAAAAATTGAACTTTACAATATCATTTTTCTTAATCAATATAACAATATTTTTATAATATAATTAACCAATAATGGATCTAACACAATCTAAGTTAACAAAGAAGGAATGGGAAACCATTGAAACTCCTATATCAAGCGATGAACGCAAAATATTAAAAATGATTATTTCTGGTTATGATGATGTCAACATTCATTCTAATAATAATTTATCTATCTTCTCATTTGTTAAAATAGATATTACACCAGAAACAGAAATGTATTTATATCAAAAATATTTCAGTGAAACCATAAAAACAATCATTTTAAAATACAACTCAGACTCAAGTAATTTATTAATCCCAAGTGTAGAAGGGTTGTCTATAAAAAGACTAAAAAGTGCGGACACTATACGATTACAAAATTTGGAAAATAATATTCAACAAAATAAACAATATATATTTGAATTTCTATTAATTGACTTAGCCTCTAATTTATTAAAAAATCTAAAAAAAAATCAAAATGAATATGCGTTTTATTTATATACCCTTATCCAATTAAAAAAAAGTAGTATTCATAATATTAATCAATATGTAACTGAATTTATAGACAATGTAATACAATTATCTTCTGCTAGAACCAATATTGGTAATATTATTCATAATTCATACGAATTTATTGAAAAAAACAATTATTTATTAGAATATGAAGATTTAACATTGTTCTCCCATCAAAAAGATTTATTCTCTATTTGTAAACAAAATATTGAAACGCCGAAATTAATATTATATACTGCTCCTACTGGAACTGGAAAAACGCTATCTCCAATTGGTCTCTCTAATCAATATCGTATTATATTTGTATGCGTAGCCAGACATGTTGGATTAGCATTAGCAAAATCCGCTGTATCAATGGAAAAAAAAGTGGCATTTGCGTTTGGTTGTGAAACAGCCAGTGATATTCGTTTACACTATTTTGCGGCGTCTACTTATGTAAAACATAGTCGTTCTGGTGCTATAGCGAAAGTAGATAATAGTCAAGGCCAAAAAGTAGAAATCATGATATGTGATGTTCAATCTTATTTAACTGCTATGTATTATATGTTATCATTTAACGATGTTAAAAATATTATTACATATTGGGATGAGCCCACAATCACAATGGATTATAAAGAACATGATTTACACAAGACAATCAAGCGTAATTGGAGTGAAAATAAAATTCCCAAATTGGTTTTATCTTGCGCTACTTTACCAAAAGAACACGAAATAATGGATGTAATATGTGATTTTCGCTCAAAATTTGAAGATGCCGAAATTCATAATGTAACCAGTTTTGATTGTAAAAAATCCATTCCTATTTTGAATAAAGATAGTTATAGTGTTCTTCCTCATACATATAATGATAATTATAAAGATTTAATTGAATGTGTTGATTATTGTACTGATAATAAAACTCTTTTACGATATTTTGATTTGCGTGAAATTATCAGATTTATAGAGTACATTAATACAAATCAATTTGCTAATGAAAAATACAATATAGATAATTATTTTTCAAACATTAGTGAAATAACTATGAATTCATTAAAATGTTATTATTTGCTGTTATTAAAACATATTCACTCTGATAAATGGGGTATTATATACGAATATATGAAGACTACCCAACAACGGAAATTTACAGATAATAAAATAGTAAAATCAAAAAGTATGGATAATAGTTCAAGTAGTAGCAATAATAATACCAATGTATTTTCACGAACTCTAAGTATGTCTTCGGTTCAAAATAATGCGAAACCTACTGCGAATACAACTCCTAGCAACGGTATATTACTAACAACAAGTGACGCATATACATTGACGGATGGACCCACAATATTCTTAACTGAAGATGTGAAAAAAATCGGTAGTTTTTATATTCAACAATCCAATATTTCGGCCAGTGTATTTCAAAATATTTTATCTAAAATAACAAAAAATAATGAAATCGCACAAAAAATAGAAAAATTAGAAAGTATTATTACTGAAAAACAAAATAAATCATCTAACAACGACGATAATGATAAACCAGAAAAATCCAATAAAGATGGTAATGATGTAAAAATGTCAAAAGAAATACAAAAAATGATGGAAGATATTAATAATTTACGACGAGAAATCCGTATTATATCATTAAACCCTATGTATATCCCGAATACAATTCCACATCAAAATATTTGGACACCAAATAATAATGTATATGAAAACGCATTTTTACCAACAATTGATGAAGATACTACAAAAAGTATTATGGCTTTGGATATTGAAAATAATTTGAAAGTTTTGTTGTTGTTAGGAATTGGTATGTTTATGGATAAACCAAACATTCAATATATGGAAATTATGAAACGCTTGGCGGATACACAAAAATTATTTATTATTATTGCTTCAAGTGATTATATTTATGGAACCAATTATCAGTTTTGTCATGGAATTATTGGTAAAGATTTGACGAATATGACACAGCAAAAGACATTACAATCTATGGGACGCATCGGTCGTAATAAAATTCAACAAGACTATACAGTTAGATTTAGAGATGATGAAATGATAAAATGTTTATTTAAAAAACCGGACTATAATATTGAAGCTGAAAATATGATAAAGTTATTTTCAAGTGAATAGGTAAGTGTAATTTGTAAATTTATAAAAATATAGACATTTTTTTCTTGGAAAATTCAGGTAAAAATAAAATAATAACATATATTATAATGAGTAATCCAGAATATCACTCTGCTATATATAAAATAAATCCTAACAAACAAATAGCAAACATCATTATGTTCAAAGGTTATAATTGCACATTATTACCCAAAAAAATAGAATTTAATGAATTAGCAGAAATATTGAGTAAAATGCAAAAAATATGTTTTGAAGATAAAAATGTAAACAATGAAAATACAAATAGAATTATTGATTTGTTTTCAAAAAAAAAGGATAAAACATTTATTCTAGCAATTTCGCTTGGATATTTACCAGGCGTTACCGATTATATGGATTTCGTCGATGGAGGTGCTGCAACTGTTCAAAAAAGCAATTTAGATTTTTTAAAATATCAACAGCCTTGGATAAATGAAGTATGTCGTTCTAAATTCAAGGATATACCATTAGGTAAATCACCGGTTAATATAGTAATGGAAATGATTGAGAAATATATCAAATTGTATTTAATGAAAACATCAAAAAAGATTGATGGATTGTATTTGTATGTTGAAAAAAATCCTGACCACGGAAATCCTGATTTTTTATTGAAATATTATGAAAAATATGGGTTTGAAAAAATGGCACACGAAGATAGCGAATATTTTTATATGTATAAGGAAATAAAATATAGCCCTCCTAAATTATCAAGCAATGTTACTTTGAAAAAAAGTAATAATTCACAATCAACAGTATCAACTAATGGTAGTTTAGTAAAAAACGGTGGAAAGAAAACCAGAAGAAATTATTAGAATTCAATATGATTGAGTATTCATACCCAGATAAAAGAAAAATAATATGTGTATATTTATATATTATTTTTATGAGTGGAATATTAAATTACGAAAAAAATAGGGATGACCCTGAATTAATAGATTGGAATAGAAAAATGAATAGAGAAGATATACTGCATGATGGTTTAAAGAATGGTAATGCTCCTAAAATAGAAGGTACTAAATTATTTGAAAAATTACTAAATGAAATATATCCTGAAATGTATAATAATGAACCAAAAGCAGATTGGATGTTTGACAATTTAACACTATATAAATTACCAAAAGTAATTAAAACAACCAAAAAAAAAGCAATTGAAACAACCATAAAACCAGTCCAATTAGTTAATATTGAATATGGCATACAAGATACATTCCCTGGTAAAAAATATGGTATGAAAAACCGAATTACTCCGGCTTATTACTTAGACCCAGCTACAAGAAGTTACGACAATAAAATAGAAGGTATATTTGATGACTTGATAGAATTTTGTAACACAAACAAAATAATTAATAAAGAAATTGACTTGTCTAAATATGGTATTAGATATCTAAATAAAATGATAATAGAGTTTGAACCTGACGACGATGATGATGAAGATTGTATTAAAATAACTTTGAAAGGTAGTTCAATAAATTATGATATTTATGTAAAAATAGGTTATTTTAAAGCATATTGTAAACACGCTGAACCAAATTTTGAACTTGGCAATTTTGAATATATTGATGAAAAAACAAAAAGTCTTAAAACAACAAAAACTAGTTATTTAGGAGGCAACGTAGAGAAAAATTTATTTTTTGATAAATACAAGAATATTTATAATAAAGATAATGAGCGTGACGGTAAGATATTGTTAATATTCAAATTACTTGGTGATTTATCAAGTATTATATTTTCTTGTGATGAAGACGCTGTATGCACTAATGATACTTATCTGCGTGATAGATGTATCAAAAACAAAGTTCCGATAATATTTCATGGTAGTATTATGACAGAGAAAGATAAAAAAAGTGGAATTACTTTGACAATGGTTGATGAAAATGACAAAGTTAGTAACCCAACAACCAGAGTTAATGGGTATTTTTACATACCTATACAAGATAATATTGTTCAAGATTATCATTTGAAATCAGTAACAAAACCAAGCAAAGTTGCTGCTACAAAACCAAGCAAAGTTGCTGCTACAAAACCAAGCAAAGTTGCTTCCACAAAACCAAGCAAAGTTGCTGCTACAAAACCAAGAAAAGTTGCTGCTACAAAACCAAGCAAAGTTGCTGCTACAAAACCAAGAAAAGTTGCTGCTACAAAACCAAGCAAAGTTGCTGCTACAAAACCAAGCAAAGTTGCTGGTCGTTATAATCTGCCTATAGAAGATGACGAAATAAGTTTAGGCGATGAAGATAGTGATTATGAAGATGATAACGATGAAGATAGTGATTATGAAGATTATAATGATAATGATAATGATAACGGCGAAGATGACGATGAAAGTTTAGGTGATGAAGATACAGATGATGATGATGAAAGTTTAGGTGATGAAGATACAGATGATGATGATGAATATGGTGGAGGCAATAACTCTAAATACAACATTTTTGCGAATGGTTCAAACAAAGAAAACGTAAAAAACTATATTGACAATTATGTTAATAATTTGAATAATTTTCTAGAAAATCCTGTTTTTGTTAATAAATACATGTGTACAAATGAAGCAATTACTTATATTAATCAATTAATAGTTTTTTTGAATACAGAAGTCAAAAACGAAATTAACAAAATAGAAACAAATCAACCTGTAAAAGAATTCAATAGTAAAATAATGAAATGGTTTCCATTAGATATAATAGTTGAAACAAACGATATAATAAGAGAAGCGCCAAAATATTTTATTCCAACAAAAATTACAAAAATATTTCCGGAATTACATGATACAATAGATGGATTTGCTAATAAACTTCAAATGCCATTCAATAAACTTGTGAGTAAAGAAGAAATAAAAATAGAAAATAATTATTCATTAAAAGATATAGTAAATTATTTATCCAAAAAATTAAGTGATTTAAGAGATAGTGACGAACTTATTGAATGTAAAGGAATTATTGAACAATTAAAGAAAAAAAATGTAATTATTCCTAACGATTTATTCCCATTATTTGATATTTGTGTAGATAATGGTTTCATAGATGAAGATAATATATTATTTGAATATTTATTATATATATGTAATTATGACATAATAGATGCTTATACATATTGTACAGTATTGATGCAATTGACATATATAAACGGATATTACATATATGATTATAATATAATAAATAATTTTGTAGAAAATATAAAAAAAACATACTATATTTTTACAGAAAGATTTGATGGATTTAAAACATTCTTAATGAAACATATGAATTCAGAAACACATGAAGAAATAATAAATGAAGAAATTAATCCACCTGAAATTTTGGTACCATTACCTGAAACCAATACACAAAATTTAGACATTAATATTGATAATAATATACAAAATAGAGAAAATGAAATGATTTTCAAGAAATTTAATCCTAATTCATATTATGATAATTTAAAAAAGGCAATGCCTGGAAGAGAAATGGCAGCAGGAAAAAAAAAAAGGAAAACAAAAAAAAAAAAAAAAAAAAAAAAAAAAAAAAAAAAAAAAAAAAAAAAAAAAAAAAAAAAA